AACTGCGTTCAGCCGACAGCCGAGCGGTCCGTTCTCGGCATCCATTCCCATGTCGTGAGGGCAGCGCCACTCTTTCGGGTCGCGCTCGCGAAGATCGGCTGGGGTTACTGTTTCGGTCATCATAGCTATTCCCCATCAAAATCTATCTTGAGTTCGGTCGGGTCATCACTGTCCTCGCCAGCCAGGAACATCCACGGATGCTGCTTCACAGCGTTGAGCACGACCTGATCAACCACCCCGAAGGCATCCGCAGCCTCTCGCACCGTCGGTTGTCCACCAGGGCGCATCCAGCCCCACACGGCTATAGCGGTGACGAAATCCTCGAACTGGATTCCGGCATCGTCTTCAGGCCCCATGAAGAAATTCATGGTCTCTTTTGTCTCAGACATCATTCGCTCTTTCCTAGTGCCGGAGACTGGGCGTCATTCACATCCGACGCGATCCAGTTCATGTGGTCCTTCGCTTCGTCGGCGGTGCGCCAAGCATGGCAGCCGAGGCGGAGTCCTTTGGACTCAGACCAGGCGCAAACCCAAAGCTTGGTGCCGTCTTCAGCGGCCACCTTTTGAACCCGATAAAAGTATCCGAGCACGTCTTGCGCATGCCAAGAGTAATCGCCGGTATCCTGCGTCCAGTTCATGTTTCACCTCGCGGACTTCCCACAACTCTGGCCGCTTCCTCGGGCTTGCAGAACGACTTGTGGTAAGCGACCGAACTTTTCGTTCCGTCCTTCACCACATTCCACCAAAGCCCTTCGCGACCCTCGCCGACGATTACACCGCTGAATTTCCTATGCGGTGGAACGTCAACAATTACCCGGTCGCCCTTCTTGAGATCAGTCATTTGGGGTTTCCGATTCCTGGGGAGTAGCAAAGTGCTGGATGTTCGGGCAGGTGCACATGGCAATCAGCTTGGCGCATTGCCAGCACTTGCCTTCAGCCTTGCGCTTGGCCCGGGCTGCACGCCAGCGATCCTGCCTCTCGTCAAACGTCTCGCGGAACTGATCGTTGAAGCGATCCCAATCCATCTATTCCCCCTGTGGCCGGAGTTGCGAAGTATCCGAAAGCGCGATGTATCGTTCGAATTCACGGCGCAGAGAGCGGGCCTTCTTGCGATCCCCGCAGTTCGCAGCGCGTTCAATCAGGACCGCGTAAGCCGCGCTTGCGCATTCATGATCGTGGGCTTTGTGTAGTAGGGTATTCATGCTGCATTCCCGGCAATCGAGATCAGCAGGTCACGAAACAGTTCGGGCGTTGCGGCGCGTTCGGCTTTCGGAAGTTGCGGCAGCTTCTGGTCAAAGAAGCCGATCTGAAACTTGCCGGCGACCCTGCGCCAGTCCAGCAACGGTGGCAGCGTTGCGCCCCGGTAAAGCAGCCAGGTCCGCTTGCGGGCGCCGTGTCCGTAGCTGGACTGCCAGACCTCGGTGACCCAATCGCCGTCTATCGTGAACTGCCAGCTATCCGAAACCGGCTCCGGGATGCCGTGAAACTTGAAAGCTCGAGATTCCGCCGGATGCTCGAGAACGCCTCCATACTTGCGCACGGCGGCAATGGCTGCGGCGAAGCATCCACCATCCTCATTGATGGCGTACCCCCACCGCTTGTTGTTGACCGCTGAGAGCTGGTGCCATCGGTCGCAGGGCGGATGGGCGACAACTGGATATGGGCCGGCATATAGCCGCGCATCTCGAGGCTCGTCCCAGGGATCGACGTTCGGAAGCCCGAAGTAGCAACCACCTGTTTCGACGTATAGGGCGGCGACCATCATTTGCTCTCGTGGAGTGGGCGCGTGACGGAAACAGCCTTGGCCTTGATCCACTTCCACCAAATCTCCCATGGAGTGATCGGAGGCAGCTGTTTGCCGCGTGTAGTCTTGTTCGTGACACCGCCGCACATGGTCTCTCCTCCGTGTGTTTGAAGTGCATCTTCCGGCGACGCCAACTGCCATGGGATCTTGATGTCGCTTGTCATCATTGCGGCATTCCTATTTTGCGTCTCCGGCGCCATTCAAGGGCCTCCGGGCTTCGCTCTGCATCGAGGTTGCGATCGGAAACATTGATGCCCTGATCCCTAAGGTCTCTGATAAGGACTTGAGCCAGCTCCCGGAGGCGCTTGTAGCCGGTGGAATCGAGCCGACCCACGCGCGGGTGACCGTCGTACAGATCACCCAGGAAATCAGCGATGACGGTTTCGGCGTCGAACTGCGGCTGCTTGATCATTTGCTGTTTCCTGCTTTCAAAGCCGATACCACAGAGGTTCTGGCTGTGTTCGTGAGTCCGGCGGCGGTGGTCGGAACTGATTGGCGAGCGGGCTGGCGGGAAGCTTGCCGAGTTGGTCGCGTGTCACTGGCGCGGCATAGCCGGGGAGGATCATCTGAAGCCACAAATCAAACATGATCGTTGCCCTCGCAATCTATAGAGGAGTCTGAGGTGGCGCGCATGCAGCCGTGCTCCCTACATTCCGGCAAATAGCAGGATCCACCGCCGCCCTCGCACATGAGATATGGGTCCGAGGATTCAAGCAGTTTCCGGATGGTAGCCTTGGGCACGCCAGGGCTGCGAGCGGCGATTTCATCTACTAGCCGATCTGTCGATGTATCCGTAACAGTGACGCGAAATTCTTCCGCAAGGCGTTCTGCAGCGAAGGTCGGTTGATCGATGTCGATGCCATCCTTCCAGCGCTTGCATGTCAGCATCTCGCGCAACTCTCCGCTGGTTACCTTCCGGATAACCTGCATGATCTGATCGCCGGTTAGCTTGCCTGGCTGTTGCTGAGTTGGGGCAAGTCCATCACAGTTATCGCAGCTGTTGGGGAAGCCAGCCTTTGCGCAGGTGCAGTTACCCTTGGCGCGCTTGATCAGTTCTTCCAGATAGTCGGCTGTGGCCTTGGCGTACTCATATGGATAATCATCGCCGCCGCTCGCGTTCCGCCGCAGGTCAAGGGCGTATTGCTTGACCAGGATGGAGAGGCTTTGATCTGGGGCAAGATCGGCAGGTGTATATCGGACGATCTCGCAGCGATCGGGCGGGTATTGCCAAGATGCCTTCTCCATCCAATCCTCAAACACCTTTCGATCGGTGTGGATGTGGTGAAGCTGCCTGTCCCTGTAGAACAGGAACACTTCTGGCGCGCGGTGCGCTGTTTCGGACTCAGGAGATGATGGAAAGTCAGTCATGGCGTTGCCAGCATGGGTTCGAGGAAGAGGAAATAAAACGCTGCAAGCGCGGGGACGATGATGATCGAGGCCGTCAAGATCGCGCCGCCGCATCCGATCAGATCGTCGTTCATTTCGGCTCCTTGGGCTGGAGAGCGGCGTCAGCGTATTCCTTGACGCCCTTCCACGAACTCAGATGCCGATCGTTATCCGCCGGCCGTTGCTCGCAATTAAATATGACGTTGCCGCATTGCGTGGAAACGCTCCGCAGTGCCTCTTCCAGCTCCTTGATATGAGCAGCGGCCAGAAGGTCGAGGTCGGAAGGCGCCGGCCACATGCGCTCGGAATCAACCCGGTGCCGTTCCAGTAGTCGTTCGGCGATCGTGGTCATGCGACAGCTTTCCGTGCTCGCTTGAGAGCCTCGCCGAATGTCCAGGGGAACGTGGCGCAAATCTCGCCATACTGCGCCGGAGCCCTGAACAGATCGGGATAGGAGTAATGATCAGTGGGATATTTCCACCCCTTCGCTGATCGCAGATACAGGCAGACCGGGCACTTATGGATGTTGTGCCAGTCGTAAGACTGATCCGCCGGTTGCTGTTCCAGCCATGCTATAAAGCCTTCGAGAGAGGGGGCTTCCCGTTTCGGGTCGTAAAGCATCAGTACCTCCTTCGTTGAATTCGCTGCGCTCTCCTGTCCGCCATCCAGCCGCCTAAGATCCAGAGCTTCCAGACCGGGATCAGCGCGATCCCGACGGCGATCAGGAGATAGCGGGCGACGTGGATCATGCCGGCGCCTTTGCATCAGATTCCGTGGCCGACGGCTGGTGGCGATTGCGAAGCGCTGCCTCAAGTGTTTTCTTGAGCGGCTTCGGAACGGTGTTCCAGGTTTCGCGCAACGAATCCGTGCCCTGCAGGGCGGCGGTAGCGAGCTTGGAATCCCACGCCATCAGATCGTCCGTGGTCTCGTCCATTGGCTCGGTCGGTTTGAACTGCGCGACGGTGGGGGCTGGTGCACCGCCGCGCGCCCATTCAGCGAGAGCAATCCCGCTATCCTCGCCGATGGGTTTGGTGTCCGTGAACATGCCGCGGTGCTGGCGCTGCAGCTTGTGCGGCAAATCGAAATGCGGAATGCCTGGACGATCCGGCGTCAGCGTGAAGCTGGCGGTCATCTCGAACATGAACCGCTTCTCGCAGATCGGCATCCAGCCCAGCGGCTCGACGACCGTTTTGCCGTTCTCGCGCGCGATCCTGATCTTCTCGTCGGCGCGCAGGCAGAAGATGATTGAGGCGCGACACTGCAGCAGCGCGTTCATCAGCGTCTTGTGGGCTCGCTTCGGGATCTTCCAGTTGCCGGGAGATTTGGTGCCAGCCTGCTCGAGCTCGTCAGCCCATTCGGTGATTCCGCCTTGGCCGTCGTACTCGTGGCTAAAACTGTCGATGATCACAACCTCGGCGCCGGCGGCTTCCGCAGCATGGATACCTTCGATGAAAGCGGCGGGCCGGAATGGCGGCCGCATATCGGAATGGAGGAAATCGAACTCCTCGGCATAGTGCAGCCCGCGCCTGGCCTCGGTGTCGATGAAGGCAATCTTCCCGGCCGGCGCCATCCCCTTTGCAAGGCGGAGCGCGCTGTAAGTTTTGCCGCTACCTGATGCACCGGCCAGCGCGATCAGTAGCGAAACCTGTTCCCGCTTGGCGGGTGCGAACTGGAATGTCATATCAACCTCTCGCTCTCTTCAGCGGCGGAATAGTCCATTCGAATGGCTTCGAAGATCGCGATTTGTTCGTCCGCGAGCTGCTGCGACATCTTTTTCTGTTCGATAAACCGCGGGTAGACGCGCCTACGAAACGACAATTCGCGCTCAACGGCCTTGCGTTTTTGCTCTGAAGTAAACATCAGCCAGCCATGATCAGTTTGGTGTCGGGCTCAAACTCGCCGCTCTCTTCGCGATCCAGCCACTGCTTTTCCTTGAAGCCGGGATATTCAGGAATCACGGCCTTGGTGCCGTAATTGCGCCAGTAGTTGTGCTCAACCGCGGGTCGCCACAGCGCGATGCCGGCCTCAACCCGCTTCCGACCCATCGTCATCCAGTATTCGTTCATGTGCATGACGGTGAGCGCGTGCGGCTTGTAGGTCTCCTGACCGATAAAGCGGTAGCGGCGGCGACCGGCGCCAGCAGGATCGAGAACATCCAGCCCGCGCTCGATAAAGGCTGCTTGCGTTTCCCAACCGGCCGCTTGGGCACGCATTCCGATGACGTGCGGCGCCATCGACATGCCCGACGACTTGTAATCGTCGACCGTGCGCAGATCCTCGTGCAGCCAGTCGATCAACGATCTGAACCAGATGCCGTTCTCTTCCCAGGCAATCATCACCTCGGCATCGCCGCTCGTGAAGGCGTCGCGGTCCTCGTGCACGCGAAGCTGCATCCACGCCGCGCTCGCCATGTCTGACGCCTGATCGAATTGATGTTTCAGGACGGCAATCCGACCCTCGTCGGCGGCCTTCTCGCGAGCGTCCTTGGCGGCCTTGCTTCGCCAGTCGGCAAAATCGACGACCTCGATCTCCTTTCCTCGTCCCAAGATCAGGCGATGCGCGACATTGCCGATGTCGTATTTGGTGTCATCGTCATATTCATAGTGAGGATTGAGGCGCGGGCTCTCGGTCCACGCGTGAGCCGGCGAGCCCTCGATCAGCGTCTTGACTGTCGATTGCGTGAGGCTGGGCGACGGGCAGGGATCAGACCGATAGTCCGCATCGCTAACGCCGCGATAAATTCCTGGCTTGTCTATCTTCATTGGAACACTGGCTCCTGCCACGTCTCGTTGCGGGCCTCGTCCTCGGCGCGCAGCTTCCGGATCATCTCGCGACCGCGGAACACCCGGCTTTTGACGGTGCCGGCTGGGAGGTCGGTCTGCGTCGCGATCTCGCGGTAATTCATCTTCTCGAAGTGGATCAGCTTGAGCAGCGTGAGGAACGGCGCCGGGATCTGGCTGAAATACGCAGCGTCGGATTCGGCGAGCGTGAATGACGGGTGTGGGCACTTCATGCCCGCCCCCTCAGCTTTCGTATGGTCCAGTAGAGCAGCCGCTCGCGCTGATAACGGGTGAGCAGGAGGAGAACAGCGGCGTTGAGGCACAGGTACGCGATGAAAAAGTCTGTCATGCCGGCACCGGCGTGGCTGCGATGATTGCCAAAGCGATCCCGGCGCCGATGAACAGCACGATGGCTGCGAACTGGAGCAGGTTCGACGGCTCGGGCTTGATGATTTCGGGTTCCGGCTCCTGCATCGAGGTCGCAACGATATTGAGCAGGTGCTCGTACTCGTAATCCTTCGTGATCTCGTCGATGCGCTTGATCCGCTCCGCCGGCGGCAAGGGCCAAAGGTTCTGCCAATGATGCAAGAGCACGTCGGCGAGTTGCTGGCTGCTCTGGTTGTGCTGGGTTACCATCCGAAAATCCCCTCATGCTTGAGGTAGTCGCGGCGGGTGTCGTTCTGCATGTCGATCAGCATCTGTCGGAGCTCGGCATGGCTGCGGGGCTCGCGCGGCTGCTCAGCCTCGGCGATCAGATCCTCGGTGACGTCGAGCACCTGCCCGCGAGGAAAATCCTCGCAGGGCTCGATCACCTCGATGATGCGGATTGGCTTGATGCCGCCGGAGCGGATTTCGCGGATGATCTCGGCGCGCGAGTTCTTATCGCGATCGGTGGCCTGGAATTCGATCCCGAGGCGGCCGTAGCTGCACTCGGCGAAGTAAAGTGGGTGGGGGTTCGACGTCGGCGCGCAATGAGCTGACATGGGCGGTCTCCTTTGATGGAGACCGTTTTAGCCCAACTAAAGTTTCACGTCAACTAAAATTTCATTCAGGCTAAAATAGCCGATACCGTTACCCATATACCCTTCGGGTGGTCTTTAGGGTTGCAGACCAGCAGGTCGATGGGGTGGACGTTCAAGGCGCCCGCGATCGCCTCCAGGTTTGCTTGGGAGTAGCCGGTCTTGGCGTTCTCGATCTGCGATATTGTAGCCGTAGACAACTCTACGGCCTCACCTAATTCCGTCTGGCTGAGCCCGCGAACGACACGCCACTCGCGAATGAATGTTCGCTGCAGCAGCGGCGGCGGTAACTTCTCGGCCGGCTTACGCTTGGCAGATGATTTTTTACTCATGCTAAAGTGTGCGGCTGGAGTTCCTTCCTGTCCATGCAGTGGAACTAAAACTTTCACTTGCGCTAAATTTTTAGCTGGGCTAAAAGCCTCATCCATGAAACTAGCAGAATATCTTGAGGCCAAGGGCATCAAGCGCGGTGAATTCGCAGCCAGTATCGGCGTAACCGGTGGCTGGATCACATCGCTTTGCGACGGCAGCGGTTGGCCCTCCCGCGATGTTGCCGAAAAGATTGCGCGCGCCACGGATGGCGCCGTTACTGCTGATGACTTCTTGCTTTTGGATGATCGTACTGAGGCCCGCGTATGACGGCGCGGGAATTTCACGACGATTCCCATTCCTTAGCCCCCCGGCGATGTGTCCGCTGTTCTTGTTCTTGTTCGGACACCAATCGTTGCACAAAATTCCCGTGTGCGGAAGTGAACTTTTTGGACACCTGCACCGCAGGTTGTTCTGTATTGAAACAGACATATCAAAAACTGCTGTCAAATTCTCGCCATGCGGCAAGAACGCTGTCTTTGTCAGAAATACGATCGCGTTTCGCAGCACGGCTTCGAACTCTAAGGACATCTTCACTACCAGTTGCGTTTGCTTGGGGAGTTTCATGCTTGGGAACATACAGAGACGTGCGGAACCCGCACGCGAAACCGTCCGACCGAATGGTCGCGAGACCGACCCAATGGTCGAAACCGTTCTCGCCGACATCGCCTACACGCTTTGGCCTACGAACACTGCGCCTTCGCTCGCCGCGCTTTGTGGCTGCAGCGTTCGTGCCGCTGAGCGCTATCTCGGCGGACAACGAGAATGGTCGGGTGTCGCGATCGCGGTCATCGTTGCCGAGATCATGCGTCGTCACGCCATGCGAAACTTCAAGATCGTTCCCCGGCGGTAATCGTCGCCCGTTCTAATCTGTATCTGCGTCGCGATCGCCGAGCGGATCGGCGTCGGATCTTCACAATGGCTTCACTGCCTCCATCGCCTTTCAGCTTCGCCGACAAACCGTCGGCGGAGACGCTGGTCGTCGTACCGTGCTCCCAAGCCCCGGTTCCGGCGGCCAGCGGCCCTTTCGATTCCGGTGCACGCCCTTCGCCGCCGGATGAAGCCGCCGCGCCTCTCCGGCATGTTGCGGGCGTGGCGGCCGAAATTCCCGAACCTTCCTCAAGCATAGGAGGATGTCAGGAAGCGTCGACGCCAACCTCGACCGTGACAGTCGCAGCAGGTGACGTCGACGCGACCGACTGTATTGGCGAGATATTCGCCGGCGCCCGCAAGATGTTCGATCCTGATCCAGCCGCATACACCCGCGAGGACGAGCTGCTCTACGACGTGCTCAGGGCGATGGACGATCCATACGCCGCTGACCTGATCGAAATTCCCGCCGGCATGTGGCTGGAGTTCGATCCGCCGCCGCTGTTCCTGCAAGAGCAGATGCGAGCCTGATTTCACAAAGGAGAATGGGAATGGCGAAGAAGAAGAAGAAGGACGGAAACGGCATCGGGCACAATTCAGCGCTTACCGATGACGAGAAGCGCGCACTCACACTGCACCACAAGCGTTCATATGAAGCGGCCGATGCGCTGGTCGAGAAGGCCAAGGCCGACCGCACCGCAATCGCTGACCTCGCCAAGTCCGACCTCGGCAAAGGTGCGCTGGCCGACATCAAGGACATGATCCTCGCGGACAATCCGAAAAAGATGAAGGCCACCGTCGAGCGGATGCAGCGCCTGGCACGCTGGGCCGGACTGAAGATCGGATCGCAGCCGCAACTTTTCGAAGCTGTCGAGATCGACCGGTTCGAGGAGGGCAGGACCGCTGGCATGTCCGGCGCAACCTGCGAGCCGCCGAAAAACTTCGCCCAGGACGCCCAGCAGCTTTGGATCACCGGCTGGCACGATGGCCAGACCGTCCTGATGGCCGCATTCAAAAAGAAACGACCGATCGATGGCTCGCTGGCTGAGGTGGACGGCCAGATCGACCTCGATGATGCCATTGCCAAGTTCGGTGAGCAGGTGCCGATCACCGAGGACGAGCAGGCCAAGGGGTACACTGCGGCGTTCGCGCGTGATGGCAACCGCGTCGCCGTGCAGTTGCGGGTCTGATGGACGCCGTAGCGATTCCCTCAATGACCGATCCGCCGTTCGCGGTGCCTGCAGATATTGTTCTCGATCTGCCGGCGCCGCCGTCGGTCAACCGCACGCGCAAGGTTGACTGGAAGGGCAAGCGACAGGTGACAGCGTTCTGGAACGTCGCCGATGCTTATGTGCTCGCAGCGAAAGGGCGATCGATCAGCCCGCTTAAACTGATCAAAGTGCCGCGGTTCGAGCTCACAATCACGATGTCCGAGCACCACACCAAGATCGACCTCGATAACGGCCTGAAGGCGCTGATCGATTATCTGCGCCGCATCGGCCTGATCGAGGACGATTCCCCGAAACACATGCGGCGGCTGGTCGTGGAATGGGGTCTGGCCCCTCACGGCTGCCGCGTCAGGGTCAAGCCATGTCTTTAACCGTCGTCGAGCCTACCCCTGTCGCAGCGCATGCATGGGAGCGGGAGAAGCACGAGCATTACGTCGAGCCGCATTGGTGCAGCGAGCGGCTGTTTCAGGTCGAGCAGTTCAAGGATTCCATCTGGGATCCGTGCTGTGGGTTTGGTCGCATCCCCGAGGCTGCCAACCGGGCAGGGCTGATCGGACTCGGCAGCGACATCGTGCACCGCGGCTGGCATGGGCAGAAGACCACGCTCGATTTTATGCAGGCGTCCGCGCCGTGGTCCGAGAACATCGTGGCCAATCCGCCGTTCAACATCGCCGACCGGTTTGTGCGGCATGCGATTGATCTGCCCTACGTGGTCAAGGTTGCGATGATCTTCCCGACCGCGCGGCTTAACGCGGCGCATTGGATCAAGGGCATGCCGCTCTCGCGCGTCTGGCTGATGACGCCGCGGCCGTCCATGCCTCCCGGGCACGTCATCGCGGCCGGCGAGAAGCCCGGCGGCGGCAAGATGGATTTCTGCTGGCTGGTGTTCACCAAGGGCCGCATCGGGCCCGCCGATCTGTGCTGGCTCCGACGAGAGGCTGCCGAATAATGGCGCGTTACCGAACCATCAAGCCGGAATTCTGGAGCAGCGAGCAGGTCATGGAATGCTCGCCGATCGCTCGTCTGATGTTCATCGGCATGTGGAATTTTGCCGATGACGCAGGTCGGCTGTCGTATTCGGCAAAAACCATAAAAGCCCAGATTTTTCCGGGTGACGAGGTCAGTTTGGAAGCCATTCGTGGAATGGTCGACGAATTGTCGGCGAATGGTCTCGTCAGCTTCTACATCATTGATGACAAAGAATATTTGCTCATCACCGGATGGCATCATCAGAAGATCGACAAGCCGCAGAAGCCACGCCACCCAGCCCCACCCGCAGATCATTCTCCGAACGTTCGACGAATGGTCGCGACGGAGAGAGAGAAAGAGAGAGAGAGAGAAGAGAAGCCCGCTAGCGCGGGATCGACGAAGGCTTACGCGTTTGAGGACGGAATCATCAAGCTGAACCAGAAGGACCTCGAGACATGGTCGAAGGCCTTCAGCAATCTCGATCTGCCTGCCGAGCTGCTTTCCCTCAGCAAGTGGGCTGAGAGCGAGGGAAAGAACTGGTTCCATGCCGTGAAGGGCGCGCTCGCCAAACGGAATCGCGAGGTGAAGGCAGCCAAGGAAAAACCAGCAGCCAGCACGCAGAAGTGGCTGGACGGCATCGAGGGGGTGATCTGATGGCTGAGATTATCGAACTCAAATCTGGTGAGCCACATCCAGGGCTGTATCCGCTCGCTGATCTGCCACAGCGGGGTTCGGTGGCCAAGCAGGCATTCGGTGTCGGCTGGCCCGAGCTCGATCAGATTCTGAAATTCTACCTCGGGCAGTTCATCGTCGTGACCGGCATCGCAGGCCACGGCAAGTCCACATTCATGCTCAATGCGCTGCTGAAAATGGCCATGGAGCGCAGCCTGCGGTCGTTCCTTTACGTGCCGGAAAACGAGTCTCATCTGCGCGAGAAACTGCGAAAAATCTGGACCGGGACCGAGAAGCAATTCGAGCAGTTTTGCCGCCACCAATGCTTCGTGCAGACCGCCATTCCGCTGATGATGAAGGAGCCGCCGCACGATCTGCCATGGGTGCTGGATCGCGCCTACGAGGCCTGCACGCGCCACAGCGTCGAGATCGTGATGATCGATCCGTGGAACGAGCTCGACCGCGCCAAGCCCAAGGACATGCTGATGACCGACTACATCGGCGAATGCCTGATGCTGGTGAAGCAGTTTTGCCGCTCGGTGAATGCGATCGTGGTCATCGTCGCTCACCCCACCAAGGCCATCGTGCACACCGGCAATCGCGTGGTCAGCCTGGCCGACATCGAAGGCTCGATGAACTGGTACAACAAATGCGACAACGGCCTGATCGTGGTGCGTGAGGCCGGCAATACCGCCAAGGTGATCAGCGCCAAGGTGCGCGAGATCGGCGCCGGCAAGATCGGCAGCTGCTCATTTTTCGTTGACCCCAACAACGGACAATTCACCCCCCAATACGGGAGCGATTCCGATGTCCAGTAGAGCAAACGAGTACCGCGAACTGATCAGCGATGTGGTTGCAGGTGGTCTGCTCGAGGAGGACGAGCGCGTAGAGTTGCGAGATTTGCTGGCGCGCATCCAGCGCCGAATGCTGGCCCATATGCCAGATGAACGACCTACCGAGGAAGTGGAATGACCCATCTCACGGCGCGCGAACGCCAGGTGCTTGGATATCTTTGCAAAGGCTGGGAAAACAAGGAAATCGCCGTGAAACTCGGCATATCTTCTAGAACCGTCGAGGACCATCGCATTCACATCTTCCGGAAATACAGGGTGCGCAACGTCGTCGAGCTGATGATTTCCGTTTACGACATTCCGGATGAGGTGGTCGCATGACCATGCCCCCGCCATTCTCGCCCGGTGATCGGGTGAAGCTCACCGAGCGCTACGCCAACACGCTCTGTCGTTCCATCAAGACCAAGCACATCGACTGGCGCGGACGCAGGGGCATCGTGCGGATCTGCGGCGCAAGCCAGGTCGCTATCATGTGGCCCGGCCGCACATCCCCCGATCGCGTCGAGATCAACGGCGTGGAATTGGCCAGGGAGGCCGCGGAATGAACGCGCCGCTCGCCACCATCCGCACCCAGGACGACCTGATCGAGGCATTGCGGGTCGCAAAGACCATGCGGGGGCTGTCCAACGATTTCTGTGACCAGCGGGCAGGGCTCACCCGTGGTCATACGGACAAGGTGCTCGGTCCGACCCGCGCCAAATCGCTCTCGCCCATGGTGTTCGATCTGCTCATGGAGATCTTCGCCGTCGAGCTGATCCTGGTGCCGAATCCCGAGGCCGAAGCACGCATGAGGCCGCGATGGGAGGACAGGGACACAAGCAACGTTCGCACCGGCGAGCATCGCGTCTCCAAGCACGTCATCGAACGCGCAAAACCCCATGTTTTAAGGGAGCATTTGAAGAAAGCAAACGCTGCCCGGAACTCGCAGCTTTCATGTGAGCAGAGATCAGAAATCGCCCGAAAAGGCGGCCGCGCGAGGCAGCGAAACAGGCGCAAGAATATGAGGCAACGGCTGGCCGAGCGGAAGGCTGCGAAGGTCTTGGAGGCATCGTTATGACCGACGATCCCCTCGATCGGTTGCTGCCGTATCACGACTGGTGCAAGACCGTCGAGGCCGGTGAACTGCGCGACAGGCTCGAGCAACGGCCGGAGTATCGGTCCAACCGCGTGGTAAGTGCGCGGGTGTTCGAGCGGATTGTGGATGAGGTGCGTTGCCCGCGCTAACCCATTGGCCACTCTGGCTGGATGGTCAATCGCCGCCCAACTGCTGAACAAATTGCCGCCCGCAAATGGGAAATCAGGCGTCGCTATTCAACCAAGGCGAAGGTCGGCAAACGCACCCGCTCAATGGCCGCTATCCGCCTCGCAGACCTCACCAGATGGTACAACGATGTGCATGGCGCCGGCGCTGAGCTCGAGCCATCCGAACGCTCAATCGAGATCATCCGCATCTTCGCGCACCACATGGGCGCGCTGCCCGACGCACCACGCCGCATCATGTCATGGCTGCTGTCATATGCACCTTGGCTGGAACATATCGAACGCGAACGCCTGATCTCCCAGGTGGTGCAGTGCCCAATCAAATGGTCCGCCGACAAGCTGGCTTGGAAGATACGCCTCTCCGACGACCAGCGCACCAAGCTCAAGATCACCACCATCGGCGCCATTGACTGCTCAAAGGAACAGCGCGCCCAACGCCGCATACAGCGCCGTGCCGAGCTGATGCGGGAACTCCGGGCCAAGCGCCGCGTGAACACCATATAGCTATCTATATATGCTGTTCACGCAGTCGGGTGCGTTGCCGCCTCAGCAGCCGTCAAGCCTCATCCCCGCCATGAGCCTGCCAGCACTCACGCAAAACGAAACACAGCCAGGAACTCTCAAAGAGCCACGCATTTCCGCCCGAATGCGTCATGCTCTCACACTGCTCGCTACCCGCGGCATAACCCAGCGCGATGCAGCAAAACAGGCCGGAATGCATGAGAACCATCTCTCACGCCAGTTGAAGCAACCGCATATTCAGGTGTTTATCGCTCGCGCTGCACGTCAAAACATCCAGATCGGCGTGCTCCGCGCATCGAAACGAGTGATGGAATTGGTCGACGCTGATTCCGAACACGTCAGCCTGGATGCATCGAAGCACATTCTGGCGATCGAAGGCATCAAGCCACGTGCTGACGCGCAAGTGTCTGTGAACATTGACATAAAGGCGGGATACGTCATCGACCTCACGGATGAGACGAAACAGCCTCCGATGATCGATGTGACACGTGACTGACACGCAATGAGTAATATCGCAGCAATATCAATGCTTGGCGGTCCCCTGTCTAGGGATTGCGCGGACTCTCAACGAGACCGGGCCTGGGTGGCCCTCGCGTTCAGGACCCGCGCCAGGCGGGCACCCGGGGGGAAAATCGGAGGCCGGAATCGAACGCTGGCCTTCCCCCCTCCCGATTATCTTCCCGACCTTTCTGGTGGAATTTTTGTTTGTCTGAAACCTCGATGGAGAAATTGAGATGCCTGAAGTTTTGCGACCGATGCAGATCACGGTTGAGCGGGATTTGAGCGGCGGGGTTCGGATTGGATTTGGCGGGGTGCACGGGCTGATGACGCCGGATCAGGCGTTTGAGTATGCGATGGAGATATTGAAGGCGGCGGGGGTAGGGGTTGAGTTTGGGAAGCAGTTCCCGATGCCGGTGCGGAAGCATTTCAGGGGCGGGTGATGGGGGGCGAGGTCGTCAAGCTGGTCGCGCCGCAGCCGCCATCGCCGATTGACGAGAAGTGCGTGGCGCTTCTTGAGCGGTTGCTCGCAGAAGCGAAGGCCGGCGGGTTCAACGGCATCGCGTGCATCACGGTGACCAGCGATCATGCGGGATCGTATTCGGCCCTTGGTACGAGTTGGGACGGCGCGGGAATCGATCAGAACGCGCATACGGCCGTCGGCGGTTGCGAGGTTCTGAAAAAGCGGATGATGGACAAGCTGTTCGAGTGGGGCGAGTCCGAATGATCGAATACGACCAGCAAACCGGGTTTCCGATCTTCCGGCCGGATGGGGCGGTGCTGCGGGCGTTCATGCGGGACCAGGCGTCGCGGGTGAAGATCATTCAGGGGCCGGTGGGGAGCGGGACGTCGTCGGCGTGTTGCATGCATATTTTCCAGCGCGCGTTGGCGCAACAGCCGCAGCGGGATGGCCGGCAGCGGTTTCGGGTGCACATCCTGCGGGAGACGTACGCGAAGCTGGAGGAGACGACGATCCAGACCTGGAAGGACTGGTTCCGGCCTGGGACGGGCGCGGGGGAGTTCGGGGTTTTTTACGAGACGCGGCCGTACCGGCATGAGATCCGGGTAGGCCCCCTCGAGCTCGACGTGACGTTCGTGGCGATGGAGGACATCAGGGACGCGAAGTCGTTTTTCATGTCGCTCGAGACGTCGCTGATCTGGTTCAACGAGGTGCAGTTCGCGCAGTACGAGGTTTTTTCGGAGGCTGTCGGAAGAGTGTCGCCGCCGCGGTTTCCGGCGGTGAAGGATGGCGGGTGCGTGTGGGGCGGGCTGATCGCGGACACCAACGCGCCGCCGGCGGATCACTGGCTGCCGATCATGCGGGGCGACGTGCCGCCGCCGGACTGGATGAGCGAGGAGAAGCGCAACGCGCTGAAGAAGCCGGCGAACTGGGCGTTCTTCATGCAGCCGGCGGGACTATTGGAGGATTTCGACGAGAAGGGGCGGCTTAACGGTTACAAGGTCAACCCGGACGCGGAAAATCTGAAATATTTGCCGCCGGATTTCTACTGGGAAAAGATCGCGGGCAAGACCAAATCGTGGATCGACGCCAACATCATGAACCGTTCGTCGGTGGTGACGGACGGGCGGCCGGTGTATCCGATGTTCCGCCGGGACGTGCATGTGTCGGACAAGAAGCTCGAGGTGATTCCGGATTGCGTGGTGCAGGTGGGTCTGGATTTCGGGCGGCAGCCGGCGGCGCTGACCGGGCAGTGCCTGCGCTCGGACTGGTTCGTGCAGCACGAGTTCATCGGGCGGGACATGTCGGCGGTCGAGTTTGCCCCGCTCTTGAAGAGTTTCCTGGCGTCGAAATATCCGGGGATGAAGTTCGAGTTCTGGGGTGACCCGGCGGGCCAGCACCGGGGACAAGCGACCGACAAGACGCCGTTCGATATTTTCCGCGAGCACGGCATGATCGTGCGCCCGGCGCCGAACCCGCAGAACCAGTATAGCGTGCGGCACGAGGCTGTGAATTTCGTGATGATGAACCGCTCGCAGAGCGGGCGGCCGTCGCGGCTTCTGGTCGATCCGTCCTGCGTCACCTTCATCACCGGGATGAGCGGCGGCTATTTCATGCGGCGGATCCGGGTGTCGGGCGAGCGCTACGCGGACGAGCCGGAGAAAAACCAGTACAGCCATATCTGCGAAGCCGGCGAGAACATGCTGCTCGGCGGCGGCGAGGGAAAATCGGTGACAATGGGATCGCTCGGCGACCAAAAACCCGTGCAGGCCTGGAACCGGCGCAAGACGATGCGGCGGGTGTCGTGAGGGAGGTGCCGGCGTTCGGCATCGAGGCGCGGCGCTGGACGGTGGTGTTTCACAGGAAGGCCGAGAACCGGTTGTTCGGCGCGATCGCGCTTGGCCATTTCAAGCATGTGTCGGCGTTTGCGTTCATCCCCGAGCTGGGGGTCTGGATCATCTACGACGTCGGCTTTCGGCGCACGCGGATCGAGCTCCTTTCCGAAACCGACCACGCCAAGACGATCCTCGCCAACATCGTCAAGGGCAACGCCATCGTGACGCTGGAGGTGTCGGAGGATCGGCTTCCGCTGATGCGGTGGGGGCTGTTCTGCACGACGGCGGTGGCGCACCTGGTCGGGTTGCGGTGCGTTGCCCTGCGTCCGGACGCTCTCTACCGCCAGATGGTGAAAGCGGGCGGAGTGGTCGTTGACGATGGAAGCCAAGAAACCCGAGATAGTGGAAGACCCGAACTTTGCGGCGACGCAGGCGCAGGCGCAGCGCTCGCTGATCGCTAACCTGCAGACGCAGGCGCAGATGGATACCGCCAACATCATGGCGCGCTACGGCACCAAGCAGGCACTGGCCTCCGCCGGGATGGCAACGCCGGCGGCCACCCCAGCCGCGCCCACCGGCGACTACAGGGGCATGTTCTGATGGCCGCCGACAGCCCGCTGCAGATCGAGTCCCGCGACCGTCTCGCCGCGGCACGTGCCTGGAAGGCGCAGTGGGAGATGGATTTCCGGGAGTGCTATTTCTTTGCGTCCCCGCACCGGCAGCGTTTTTTGAATTCGACCTCGACGCCGACCTTGACCCGGATTCAGGATGCGCCGGAGCTGAACACCGACGAGGCCTTCATTCTGTGCGGCGATTTCGTCACCGAGATCGTCAACGCCTTCATGCCGGAGGCCAAGCCGTGGTGCGAGCTCGGCCCCGGCGAGGGCATCCCGGCCGACATCTGGAAGAAGATCGAGACCGACGTCCGCAAGATCGAGCAGGCGATCTTCAATGCGATGAAGACCTCGAACCTGTATCCCGAGGTGGCGAAGGCATTCTATCCGGATCTGTCGATCGGAACGGTTGGCTTGTGGATCGATCGCCCGCATCCGTCCTATCCGGTCAACACGATGGCGATCCCGTTGCGTGAACTCGACGTCAACATGGGACCGCGCGGCGAGATCGACGACCGCTTCGTGACCCGCTTCACCCGCAATGTCCACGTTCGCGAGCTGGTCGGGGAAGAGATCTGGAAAAAAATCACCGAGAGCCACGCCGACCTGTTGAAGGAAATCAACGACAAGCCGAAGGCGCACACGCAAGTGGTGTGGGGCTTCTGGCGGCGATGGGACGACAAGAGCGACGAATGCTGGCAGCACGTCGTCATGATCGGCAAGACCGGCTCGAACCTGGTGCACGATGTCGAGATCAAGGGCGAGGGTTGCTGTCCGCTGTGGGTCGGGCGCTTCAACCCGACCGCAGATTCGCCGTTCGGACTTGGCCCCTTGATCCAGGGCCTGCCCAGCCTGCGCCAGATCGACGAGATGGAAATGGCGCTCGATGAGCATTTCGATCTGTCGCTGCGGCCGCCGATCACCTATCCGTCCGACAGTTTTACGAACGTCGAGCAGGGGTTGGAATCCGGTTTCGCTTATCCAATCCAGCCCGGGCACGAGGGCGCGGTCAAGAAAATCTACGACGTTCCGCCGGCGCAGGAGGGCGCCTATAAATACGAGGACAAGCTGCACAAGCTGCGCAAGCTGTTCTATGTCGACATGCCAGAGCAGACCGGCGACACCCCGCCGACGCTGGGGCAGTGGCTCGACGAGATGGCGCGCGCCCAGCGGCGGATCGGCACGCCCGGCCTGCCGTTCTGGCGGGATCTGTCGCAGATTTTCATCCGCTTCAAATACCTGCTGGAGAAAGCCGGCACCATTCAACCGGTCAAGGTCGACGGCAAAATGGTGGCGACCCTGGCGCGCAATCCGGCGCAGGCCGCGGCCGAGCAGCAGGAACTGGCGGAGGCCGCCCGCACCGCACAGATCCTCGGCGCCATGTTCCCGGAAGAGTGGAAGATCAACATCGACGGGCGCAAGACGATCGAGAACTGGCTGGCGAAAGCCCGCGTCAGCATCATCGAGCAGCGGCCGATTGAAGAAGTCAAGAAGGCGGTCGACCAGATGGCGCAACTGGCCGGCGCCCGGCGCACCGGCGGCGTCGATGAAGCGGCGACACCCACCGCATGACCGAAATCCGCCCCACCCAGAAAGAGATCGTGGATTCGCTCGACCGCATCGCGATGACGCCGGACGGGCGAAATCTCTACATTTTTTTGCAGCGACGGCTGATGAAGGTCCCCCTCGAGACCTCAGACAGTGCGTTGCGAGCAAATCAAGGGGAACGCAGTTTCGCGCTCGAATTGATCGGCCTGATGGCCAAGGGGATCGCGGAAAGTGTCAACCGAACAAGCAGCAGCGCCGGCAGCGACGGAAGCCCCGAACAGCCCGTTGTCGCAGGCCACGCCCAGCCCGTCGCAACCGGCCGCGCCCGCGGCGCCGGCCGCCGCATCGGACCCGAAGACCGCGTCGCCGGCTGGGACCGAACCCCCGAAGAGTGAAGCCCCGGTCCGGCCCGAAGGCCTGCCGGATTCCTATTGGGATGCCGAGAAGAACGCGGTCAAGACCGACGATCTGGTCAAGCGCTTCAACGAGCTCTCCACCAAGGACGCCGCCGACGCGGTGCGCAAGAATTCGCTGCCGGCCTCCGCCGATGCCTACAAGGTCGAGCTGCCGAAAGAGTTTGTGATGCCGTCCGGCGTCGAATTCAAGTTCGACGAGAAGGCCCCCGAGCTCGCCCAGGCCCGCGCGATGGCGCATGCCAAGGGCTGGACCCAGCAGGACTTTTCCGAAGCGCTCGGCATCTTTGCCGCCGCCAAGATCGGCGAAGAGGCGCAGATCAATACCGCGCGCGCCGCCGAAGTCACCAAGCTTGGCGCCACGGGACCTGCACGCGTCGATGCCGTCACGCAATGGATGGACGCGCAGGGGCTCGGCGTTCTCAAGAGCACGATGGTCACGGCCGCGCAGGTGCAGGCCTGGGAAGCGCACATCACGCGGCTGACCTCGCAGGGGACGGCGCCGTTCTCGCAGCAGCACCGCACAGCGCCGGAGCAGAACAAGATCCCGGGCTACGAGAGCATGAGTTTCGAACAGCGCCGCCACGCGCAGGAACAACGCGCCGCCGCCCCGCGCCGCACAGCTTGAAGACGGAGGATACCTAGATGGCTGTCTCGCTTACGACCACGATCTCGACCCCGACCAACTTCGTCGAATACGCGAAGTCGATCGACGAGAACGATCCGACCCGGACCTTCGTCGAGAACATGATCGAGGAGTCCGACGTGATGCGGGCGATCCCGATCCTCCCCGCCGAACGTGGCAAGCGCGCCTATATGGACATCGCCTCGCTGCCGGCCGTCGGTTTCCGCGGCTTCAACGAAGCGGGCAACCAGGCTACCGGCTCGTTCAACCTGCGCGAGGAAGACACCTTCTTCATCGACGACTACATTTTCGCCGATCGCGCGATGATCGACCGGCTCGGGCCCGAGGGCAAATACAAGCAGGAGAAGCTCAAGAGCACCGCGCTCGGCCAGTTCTTCTCGCAGAACGCGATCAAGTCGGACAATTCGTCGAACGTCCGCACCCCGAACGGCATGCAGGTGCGCTGCAACGACGCCACCGCGATCACCGGCAACTTCATCGCCAACTCGGCAGCCTCCGGCGGCGGCCCGCTGTCGCTGGCGAACCTCGACGCGCTGTACTGGCGCGTCAACAAGCCGACGCACTGGATCGTGCCGCGCGGGCTGATGCCGCAATTCGACACCGCCGCGCGCAACAACACCCTGGTCAACCAGACCATCGGCTATTCCGAGGACGATTTCGGCCGCCGCATCATCCGCTTCAAGGGCCTGCCGATCCTGTTCGGCTACGAGCCGGACGACTCGCCGGACCTGCTGCCGTTCAACGAGGTTGCCTCCGGCGGCGGCGGCGCGGTGACGTCATCGATTTACTGCGTATCGTTCCGGCCCGGCGGCTTCTACGCCATCGAGCAGACGCCGCTCACCGTGATGCCGGAAGGTCCGACCGTGGGTCAGCCGTTCGATTCCACCCATATCAAGTGGGACTACGGCTTCGCCCGCGAGCATCCGAAGGCCATCGCGCGGCTGAGCTCCATCACCAACGCAACCATCGTGGGCTAACCGCGCCAGCCTAGACACGCAGGAGACTTCATATGGCCTTGACCGCAAATCTCATCCCCTCCCAGGTCACGACGTTTCCGTGCCCCTACGACGCGATGCTCGCCTTCTGCTCGGCGCAGACGCTGACCGCGACCGGCTATTTCAACAACCTCAACTCGGGTCAGTTGGATCTCGGCGGCGCCGCGCCGGTGTCGGCAGCCGGCCGTACCGACTTCATCTGGTGCATGGACATCACCGCGATCGACGTGTCCAGCAACGACGAAAGCTACAAGGTTCATCTGTTCGGCTCGAACGATGTCGCTTTCGGTAACGGCAACGTCGAACTGCTGGCGTTCCACGACTTTGCCGCGGTCACCGCCGGTCGTCAGGTCGCCACCATCCTCGGCGCCTCGCCGACCATCCCGCCCACCGGCCTTGGCGGCACCATCGTTCAATTGCCGGCGACCAACCTGATGCAGCGCATCTATTACCGCTATCTGCGCATGTACCTGGTGGCGGCCGGTACCACGCCCTCGATCACGCTGACGGCGTACATCAGCCGGGCCAACATCAACGTTTGAGGTGACACATGGCTGCCGCCGTCATTACGATCGCCGACATCTCCCCTGCGCTCCCCAAGCGCGCGCAGGAAGTGCAGCTTATCCAGCGCGCGCTGGACATCGCGGAGAACCAGATCAGGGCAGCCGGCGGCACAGTGGCGTCCGGCACCATGACGGATAACGGCGTGACGCTCGGAACGTGGACTTACACCGCCGTCGCTTCCTCGTGAACGGCTGCTGACAAGAGGACTGACCATGAAGATCGAAACCAACCTGCCGCTGACCGCCTACCACATCATCGACGGCGCGACCGAGTTCAAATACGCGATCGACGCCCGCACCGCGGTGGGCGCGCACCCGAATGAATGGAGCATGACGCCGTGGACCGCCGAGGAGGCGGCCGCCGCGCGCGACCGGCTGCAGCAGCAGGGTGTCGAACTGCCGCCGCCGCTCGAGCTGACGCCGGAGGATCAGGCCGCGCTGGATGAACACAACAAGGCCGTCGCGGAAGCCGCGGCCCGTCTCGCCGAGTATCAGGCAAAGAAGGCCGAAGAGAAGAAGATTGCCGACCAGATCGCCGCCGACGAGGCTTTGGTTGCATCCGCACCGCCCGTCCCTGACCCCACCGTGCGCCGTCCGTTCGGCCGCAAGGGCGAACCGACCGAGGCCGAGAAGGCGATGATGGAGAAGAAGGCCGCGAAAGAGGCCGACGACGCCCGCATTGCCAAGGAAAAGGCCGATGCCGACAAGGGCGCCGGCGTCAAAGTCTCCTCCTGACCCCACGCCAGGAGGCAAACCTGAAAGCCCTCTCGGGAAACCGGGAGGGTTTTTTTGAGTGCGTTGCCAGAGGATGACGCGCGCCGCACGGTCGAAAGTGCAGGAGACCGCGCATGCCAGCCTTCCAATGGCCAGTATCAAAACTCGAAACGGTAAATTCGGCGCTTGCGCAGACCGGTGACAACCTGGTGGCGGTTGCCGATGACGGATCGGTCGAGTGGAATGCCTGCTCGCCGGCCTATGAACGTGCGCTGGCCGTGGTCACCGAGGCGCATCCGTGGAATTGGGTCACCGATTTCCGCGCACTGCAGCCGTCGCCGACTCTGCCGACCGATGACCGCTACGATACCGCTTACGACATGCCGGATGATCTCGTTCACCTGATCCTGGTGCGGGTCAACGACCGGGCGTGCCAGTGGGATCTGCTGAACGGCCAGATCGTAGTGAATGCGCGCGGCGGGCCGCCGCCCCCAACCGTGCCCGGCGTCCCGTTCCCGGTGATCATCAAGGGCATCTTCTCGACCAATTCCGATCCGGTGAATGGTACGCCGACCGTCGTCCTGGCGCTCGAACGCTTCGTGATGAGCGGCATCTATCGCGGCATCCACAAGGACAACGCCGAGGCCGGCCGGATGTTTGCCGAGGCCAACGCGATTCTCGCCAACGCCAAGGCGCGCCACGACATGCAGAAGCCGAAGCGGGCGATGTTCATCTCGCGGCTGCGGAAAGCCCGCTCTACCAGGCGCCCGGACTGGCCGTTCCCGAGCGGTGGGGACAACGGGCCGTGGGGTTGATCCATGGCGCAGAAGATTGTCGGAGCCCAGCATGACTTCACCTATGGCGAGGTTGACGTCACCCTGAAGCGTCATGACGAGCACCCGGCGCGCAAGGCCGGGCTGCGTCAGTGCGCGAACATGCGCATCCTTAATTCCAAGGCGCTGCAGAACCGCCCCGGCCGCTCGGCAAAATTTCCCTCGCCGACATGCTCGCGTATCGAAGAAGTGACGATGTCGCCGGGCAATATCTTTCGCATCGCGTTTGGTGATCGCCAGGTGCTGATCTTCAATTCGAATGGCGTGCAGGTCGCCGCGTTTTTCAACCAGGGCAACGCCGCGATACTGCCGTGGTTTACCGCCACTCTAAACCAGATTGTTTTTGCCCAGATGGGTCTTGCAATCTACATCACCTTCCCTGGGATGCGGCCGCAGGTTTTGACGTGGAATGGCGCCGCGACGTGGACGATCGGCGATTATACCGAACTACTCGTTGGTGGACAGAAACGGACATGGTTCTATCGCATCAGCCCGCAGGGCATCACGCTATTGCCCGGGGCGCAGACGGGGAGCGGTGTCTCACTGGTTGCATCGGCGCCACTGTTCACGGCAAGTCACGTCGGCACCCGCATGCGGTTCGTCAATCGGCAGATGCTGATTACCGCCGTCGCGGACTCGACGCATGCGACCATTACGATCCTGGAGACGCTGCCCGGGCAGCAGATTCTCGGCTTTGCCAGTGACCCTCGAACCGTTTTTGCCCTCGGGGATGTCGTCACCGGATCTGTCACCGGGTCGAAGGGAATCGTGATTGCGACGGCGGCCGCCAACATCACCGTGCAGCTGCTGACGACATCGACCTCCACATTCACATCCGGCGATGGCAACGTTAACATCGTGGCATTTGGCTCGACGGACGTCGTGGTAGGCCCGGGCGGCAGCCTTGCCCTATCGGCCGCAAATTCGATCGGCCCGCCCGGCGCCGTTGCGATCTGGGACGAAGAGGTCATGAATGCGCTGCAGGGCTATCCTGCGTCGTGCTTTGTCGATCAATTCCGTCTCGGCTTCTGCGACTTCCCCAGCGTGCCAAACGGCATCGCCTGGTCGGCGATCAACGCGCCGACGGATCAGTACGTCGTCGGCGCCACCGTACCCACCGGGGCGATGTTCGAACTGGCGCCCGACAAGGTGCGCGTAAAATATGTCCAGTCTGGCCCGGAAAGCTCCGAGTTCGTTTTCTGCGACCACGTCGTATATTATATCAAGATCGACGCGCAGAACCCGCTGAAGCCCGGCAGCGTCAGTTTCCAGACGCTTTCGAACGACGGTGCGGCCAGCGTGCAGCCCCGCGTCGCGCAGGGGTTGGTGTTCTACGTCAATGCTGGCAGCAGCAGCGTCATGAGCATCAGCGCGCCCGGCGCCTATTACCGCCCGTTCGAAACCAACAGCCTCACCGAATTTCACAACCATCTGTTCGGAACAATCGTCGCGCTAGCGGCCCCGAATGCCGATACCACGTTCGAGGAGCGCTATATCTACGCGCTCAACGCCGACGGCACGATGGCTTGCGGGAAATATGAAAAGAGCCAGGGCGACGTCAAGGTCGGGTGGGTGCCCTGGTCTGGGGTCGGCACACTGTCATGGATTGCGGCGCTGAATGCGAACGTGACGTTCACCACCAGCTATTTCGGCTCGGTGATCTGCGAAACGCTGGACGACGCGCAGTACCTCGATGCAGCACTCTCGGTAAATGCGCTGCCGGCACCGTTCACCGCGCCCGTCGGCAAAGGCCCGCTGTGGTGGATCCCGGCGCAGACGGTGTCGCTGATGGACCAGGTCACGCGGTCGATGGGCACTTACCAGATCGATGTGAATGGCTTCATCGTGCCGCAGGGCATCGCCGGCGAAGACCTCACCGCCGTCTCGCTGGTTGCGGGACAGCCATGGACATCGACCGTCGAGCCGTTCTGTCCCAATGCACAGCCCGGCGCCGATGCCGGACAACGGATGAAGATGCGGCAGGTTACGAATTTTCTGGCCTACGTTGTCCACTCGACCGGGTTCTTGCTCGGTCACTTGTTCTCGGCGGCGCACACGCGCACCTCGCCAGCGCTGGGCACGCTGATGAATTTTCGCCGCTTCCCGGCATACAATCAGGACGACGACGCGACACGGCCGCCGCCGGAGCGGGAAACGGCGGATGGCTATCCCCCGCCGGGCAGTTCATACGACCCGCGCGTGGTTTTGATCAAGGACACGCCCGGCCCGCTGCAATTGCTCGAGCTGACGGTCGAGGTATCGATATGAAAAGGGATCACCATGGGCTCTAGCGGAGGCGGTGGCGGCAGCGCTGCAGGGGGGAACACGCTGGCCTCGATCGGGCTGTCAGCCTATTCGACGATGCTCAAGGCCGAGGGCGTCGCGACGGCGAACGAGTGGCAAGCCTCGAAACTGGAGAACGCCGCGAAGTATGGCGAGCTGAAAGCCGTGCAGACCGGCGCGCAGATGTCGCGCAGCCTCAACACCACGCTCGGCAATATCGAGGCCGTGCGCGCCGCGGCCCGCGCTGATCCGAACTCGCCGACGGGAGCTGCCATTCTTGACGAGCAGCAGCAGATCGGAACGGAGCAGCGCCTGACGACCGTCAACAGCATCCTTGCGCAAGCGAGCCAGGATCGCGCCGACGCGAAGTATTACAAATCGGCAGCAGACCGCGCGTTGTTTGCCGGAGCGATCGAGACTGGCGCGGGTATCGCGAAGGGTCTCTCAAGCCTAGGAGTACCTGGAGGTGGTTGATCTCCCGCTTCTGCCGGAAAAGCTTGTCACCTCTACCGCGCCGACGTCCTCGGTATCGCGGCAGGACGTCATGTCGTCGGCTGACCAGATGGCACGCGCGATGGGTGCCGTTGCCGATGCCACGATGGAGATCGCGACCAAGCAGGCCAAGGAACAGGCTGCTCAAGACCTGGCGCAGCAGAAGGTTGTCCGCAACGCCGACGGCTCGGTGTCCACCGTCAATCCGGCGAGTTCGCTGATCTTCGGCCGCGCCGGCGACGCCTATCACGAGGCGGTCAAGGCCGGCACGCTGGCGCAGACCAGCAACGTGATGTCGGAAGAGTTGAACAATCTGCACGCCAAGTATCCGACCGATCCGGCAGGATACAAGGCGGCGGCTGGCGCATGGATCGAGAAGTACCAGGCCGAAAACAAGGGCACCATCGGCGAGGCGGCAACCCTGCACGGCCAGCAGGTCGCGACGCAGCATCTCAACGCGATCACCAACCAGTCGGCCAACATCGACGTCACCAACCAGCAGAAGTCGATCAACGCGACGATCGCCGACCAGAAGAACACGCTGCAGGGCCTGGCGCGGCAGCCCGGCGGCACCGACACGCCGGAATTCAAACAGTCGCTGGAGCGGTTGCAGGCGTCGTATGAGGCGCTTGGATCCAATCCGCTGTTCCGGATGCCGAAGGACCAGATCGACCTCGAGGTGAAAAACTTCAAGGGCCTGCTGCAAGGCGAGGCGCTGGTCGCGCATGTCGACGAGACCTTCACCCGGAAGGGCAAGGCCGAGGCGCAGGCGATCCTGAACAAGGACATCCTGCAGAACCCGTACATTTCCGAGACCGACCGCAACCGGCTCTATTCGCACGGCATGGCGCGGCTGGCCTACCTGACCGGCGACGCCAAGGAGAAGATCGACGCCGGCCGCAAGGTGGTGGGCGAGCTCGAGACGAATATCGCCAACGGCACGATCAAGCCGACCGATCCGATCGTCGGCATGGAAATCCGGCAGGCGATCAGCCGCGGCGATCCGGAAGCGGCTAACCGCATCCTCGCCGCGACCACGGTGCGCATGAACCTGTCGGGCATCTCGACGCTGCCGCAGGCCATCCAGGCCGAGGTGCTTGGCATCAAGCGCACGCCGATTGCCAATGAAGCAATCCCCGCCGAGGGCCGCGCGCTGCTCGGCCGGATCGCCAGCGGCGAGGCCACCAGCTACGACATGCTCTATGGCGGCGGCAAGTTCCAGGGCTATGGCGACCACCCGCGGGTCTACGCGCCGATCACCTCCGGCCCCGACGTCGGCAAGAAAACCAGCGCGGCCGGGCTCTACCAGTTCCTCGGCTCGACCTGGGACCAGCAGGCCAAGAAGCTCGGCCTGAAGGACTTCTCGCCGGCGAACCAGGACGCCGCCGCGTGGGATCTGGCGCAGACGGAATACAAGGCCAGGACCGGCCGTGATCTGCTTGCGACCCTGCGCTCCGGCGATCAGGGCGCGATCGAGGACGTGCCGCGCCAGCTTTCGGGCCAATGGGCGTCGCTGCCCGGCGGTCGGCAGCCAGCGGCCGGCGCCGGTCCCGCGCTCGCGCCTGCGGCCGCCCCGGGCCGCCCGGGCTTCACTGCAGCCGACCTGCAGCGCAATCCGTTCCTCGGCTCGGCCTATGTGCGGACCATCGCGGCCGACGAGAGCCTGCGCGTGCAGTCGGCGACGCAGGCCGCAACCGCCGTGGGCAAGGCGAGCGACCTGGGGCTGTTGGCGCGCCCGGAGGACGTCGCGCTGGTCAACCAGACCGCAGCGCAATATCCGGAGAAATTCGGCCCGGTGGCGGAAGCCATGAACGGGCGGTTGCTCGGCGGCGCGCTGGCGCAGATGGAGAAGCCGCAGCGCGACGCTGTGATCGCGCAGTACCGCGAGGCGACGAACGGCCAAGACCAGCACCACATGAACGTGGCCGCGGCCGCGCTCGAGCAGTACCAGAAGTCGGAGAAGAACCTCGCCGAGCGGCCCTACCAGGAAGCCGCCACACGGGGCTGGATCGCGCCGGTGGCGCCGATCGACCCGGGCCAGCCCGGCACCATCGCCGGCGCGCTGGGCGAGCGCGTGGCGGCATCGCAGCGTATTGCCGCGATGAACCACACCCCGGCGCCGCCGGTGCTCGGCAAGGACGAGCTGCCGCAGCTGCAGGCCGCGCTCGAAGGCCCCGCCGGCGCCGATGTGCTGACCCAAATCGCGACTGTGTTGCGGCCCGAAGAGGTCAACAAGCTGGTCGGCGAGAAGGGCTTTGCCAATGCCCTGACCGGCATGATGTCGAGCAAGGATCCGGTGAAGATGTCCACGGCGATGTCGGTCGTCGACAAGCTGTGGCGCGACAACCCGGCCCAGGCCGAAAGCAACCTCGGCAACCCGGCGATCACCAAGCTGCAGGCGTGGCAGGGGCTGAAGGGCTCGTTCAATGCCGTGGAACTGGCGGAGCGGCTGAATGCGGCCGACGACCCGGCAACCGTCAAGTCGCGCGAGGTCGCCAAGGAGGCGGCGGAGAAGGAGACCAAGAGCCTGACGCCGCAGGACATGGCCTACAAGCTCGGCACCGGCTGGCCTGGCATCGGCCGACTGACCGGATCGACCCCGTCCGCTCCCTTCGACAGCATCAAGGGCGGCGAGATGGTGGCCGACTACCAGACCACATACACCGCGCTGCGAACCTATGGCGTGGACGCCGACAAGGCCTCGGACCTCGCCGTGCAGCGGCTGCAATCGACCTGGGGCGTCTCGCAGGCGGCCGGCAACCAGATCATGAAAAACCCGCCGGAACGGGCTTATCCACAGGTTGACGGCTCACATGAGTGGCTAAAACAGGATTTAACGGCCTGGGTTACCAAGCGCGCCGGTGAGCAATTCAGCGCCGGACCGCGGACGCTGGAGGTCGGTTTTGCCGGCGTGGTGCAGTCGCGGAACTGGGACGTCGCCGGCATGATCGCCGACGGGCAGACCCAGGCCGAGATCGCAGGCGGCCGGCGGCCATCCTACCAGGTCGCGATCAAGCGCAAGGACGGCACGCTGGACATCCTGCCGGGCCGGGTGGGCTTCGACCCAGCCGATCACATCAGCAAGTACGGCGCCAAACTGCAGGCCGCCCAGCAGGACGTTGAGCAGGCCCGCACCTTCAACACAGCGATGCCCCAGCCATGAGCGCCATCGACGTCGCCCCGGAAGCCGACTTCGGCCTGCGCGCCGAGCAGGGGGGGCCGCCCGCCCGCGCGCCCGAGACCACCGACGGCGGCGAGGCGCTGTGGGGTGCCGCGTTCCGCCAGTCAAACAGCGTCGTTTCTGCGCTGCAATATATGCGGAACTCCGGCCGATACGCGCCGGAGCCGGACTACAATCCGGTCAAGGAGATCAAGGGCTGGGGCGACGACAAATACTTCCTGACGCATGGGCAGTCGTTCGTCGGCTCGCAGTCGCCGGCGGAGACGCTCGCCATCAAGAGCCAGATCGACCAGGAAGAGACGGATCGAAAGACGCTATCTTCCGGCGGGGTGATCGGCTTCGTGGCGCAGATGGGCGCCGGGCTGCTCGATCCCACGCTGCTGCTGCCGGGCGGTGTCGGCGTGGATGCGGTGCGCGGTGGGCTGTCGTTCCAGAAGGCCGCGGTCGAGCTCGGCAAGGCCGGGTTCATGCAGACCGTGGCGCAGGAAGCGCTGCTGCACGCCACCCAGCAAACCCGCACCTTCGAGGAGTCAGCGATCAACGTAGCTTCCGGCACGATGCTGACCGCGCTGATCGGCGGGAGCGCGGCGGCCTATCTCGGCCGAGCGGAGCGGGCGGCGATGGAGGCCAAGCTGCGGGACGACCGCGCGGCGATCAACGCGCACGCGGGAAACCCTGGGACGGGCGAGGCACCCATAGCCATCCCCGCAGAACTTAACTTGCTGCATGGTCACGGTGGTGACTTTTCAGGCTTCAAGCCGCTCAGTCAGGTTGACGATAATCTCCGGTACGATGGAGGCAACGGAGTTTTTGGAAACGCCACATACCTCGACGCGACTGGCAAATGGGTGAAGGGCGATAACGGTGCGCTAGGCATCAACGCTGCCGTTCGAGTTAAGGCCAACTTCGACAACCTATTTGTCCTCACGCCAAACAACGCTGCTGCCCTCGAAAAGGCTATTGGCAAAGAAGCGCTGCAAAGCGGGACAGAAATCGCGGCTGCGCTCAAGGCAAAGGGCTACGACGGCATTCAAGTTAAAGGCTTTGACGGATTGCCGCAGGCAGAGATGGATCGTTTTCTTTCGCATTTCGGCACGAGAAAGATCGAAGGAGACGAATATTCGAACCTCGATGCGGCGATTTTGCAGGATCAGGTAGCCGCGTTTCGTCCAGAAAAATCGTTGCAGGTCGCTGGAAAGGTTGATTTGCCGGAGAAGCCTCCGATTGGAGCGAGCGAGGCGGACCGCGAAGCTTACTGGGCGAAGCACCGCTCCGCTGTTGACGCCCAATCCGAATTTTTGTCCGGCTCTACCCCTTCGCAGTTTTTTGGCACTGGACAGGCTATGGCCGCTGGTGCAGCCGGAAGCGATACCCGCAAGATCGAACTCGTCCCGTTTGGCCTCGACCAGATCCCCGGCGTGCGGACGGTGGTGGAGAAGACCTCGCCGATGCAGCGACTGTTCGGTGCCGACAGCGTCGCCGCGCGCCGGGCAGCCGCGGACCTTGCCGAGACGCCGCTGCTGACGAAGGAAAATCTCGAGGGCGGTGTGACCACAGCGGGCCCGGCGCTCGATCGTGAGGCCCGGCTGATGATCAATCAGGGGCAGGTCGAGGTCGGCGACAATCTGTCGAGCCTCTATTCGGAGTACCGGTTTGGCGAGGAGGTGACCGCGCCGCGCATCCAAGGTGCCGTCCGCGACATGCTCGGGCAGAACCCGGAAGGGAAGATGTCCTATTCCGAGTTCAAGGAGGCCGTGACCGACGCACTCCGCAGCGGCGACACGCACGCCATCCCGCAGGTTCAGATGGCGGCGCAGAACGTCCGCAACAAGATTTTCGAGCCGATGAAGAAGCGCGCGATCGACCTCGGCCTGCTGCCGGAAGGCGTCGACGTCAAGACGGCCGATAGCTACGTCCAGCGGCTCTATAACAAGCAGGCGATCGCGGCAAAGCGGCCGGAGTTCGTTGACCGGGTGACCGACTGGCTGGTTGGGGATCAGCAGACCAAGGCGCAGACCAAGCTCAAGATCGAAGGTTTGCAGCGCGATCTGAACGCCGCTACCAGCGAGATCGAGAGCGTCACCAAGAAACTGGCGAAGTCGAAAGATGATGACCTGTTCCGGCCCGGCCTCGAGGACGACCTGATCCGCGCCAATGCACAGCAGGACCGCGCCCGCAAGATGATCGAGGAGCAGATCGCGGCATGGGAAGGCAAGAGCGTCGCGGAGGCGAAATCCGCACTGAAGGCCCGCGCCAAGGCTGAAGAGGGCAGGGCACCGGAAGCTAAGCGTCTCGGCGCCGCCGACAAGGCGGTGGACAAGGCCGTGAAGCGCATCCTCGAATCCGACCGCGATCTGTCCCGCGACGAACTCCGCAGCCGCGCGCACGAGATCACCGACCGGATCATCGGCTCCCCCGACGGCCGGCTGCCCTATGACCTCGGCATGGAACATGGAACCGCGTTCGGCGGCAGCGGCGAGCAGCCCCGCGGCGCGCTAGCGGCCCGGGAGTTCAACATCCCCGATGCCACGATCCGCGATTTCCTCGACAATGACATCGAGCACATCGTCGCCACCCATCTGCGCACGATGGTGCCGGACGTGCTGCTGACCGAGAAGTTCGGCGACACCCGGATGACCGAAGCGTTCCGCAAGATCAATGACGACTACGCCGCGCTGAGCGACGCCGCCAAATCCGAGAAGGAGCGGACCCGGCTGGAGAAGGAACGGCAGGGGGTGATCGACGACCTCGCCGCCGTGCGCGACCGCATCCGCGGCATCTATGGCATCTCGGCCGACCAGCCGATGCGCAACGCCGCGCGCGCCGCCGCGGTGCTGAAGAATTACAACGTGCTGACCTCGATGGGCTCGGCCGCACTGTCGTCGCTGCCGGATATGGCCGGCGTGGTGATGCGGCACGGAATGGTCAACGCCTTCTCCGACGCCTGGGTGCCGTTCTTCAACATGCTGACGCGGCAGTCCGACGTCTGGAAGGAAGCCGGCCGGCAGTATCGCGCCATGGGCATCGCGGTGGAATCGGTGCTGGCCTCGCGTCACCACGCGCTGACCGACACGCTGGACACCTACCATCCGCAGTCGCGCGTCGAAAGGACCATGCAATGGGCTACCGGCAAGTTTCAGTTTGCGAACATGCTGGCGCCCTGGACCGACTTTGCCAAGGTCAATGCCTCTCTGGTGTCGGGCTCGGAAATCCTGCGCGCAACGAAGGCGGCGGCCGAAGGCACGATCTCCGCGCGACAACTGCGCACGCTCGGCGAATCCGGGATCGAGCCGCATATGGCGGAGCGGATCGCCAAGGCGTTCGAGGATGGCGGCGAGGTCCGCGACGGCGTGCACCTGCCGAACACCGCCGACTGGACCGACAAGGAAGCCCGCCGCGTGTTCGAGGGCGCGGTGGCGCGGGATGTGGATATCTCGGTGATCACGCCGGGGCAGGAGAAGCCGCTCTGGATGAGCCACCCGATCCTGTCGGTGATCGGCCAGTTCAAGAGCTTCACCGCGGCGGCGACCGAGCGCATCCTGATCTCCAACCTCCAGCGCCGCGACGCGCAGGTGCTGCAAGGCATGATGTTCTCGATGGGGCTCGGCATGCTGTCCTACAAGATCGGCAGCCTCACCGGCGGCCAGCCGACCAGCGACAAGCCGCAGGACTGGATCAAGGAAGCCATCAGCAAGGGCGGCATTCTCGGCTGGTTCGAGGAAGGCAACGCGCTGGCGTCCAAGGCCACCCGCGGCGGCGTCGACGTCTACCGCCTGATCGGTGCCGACAAGCCGCTCACCCGATATGCCTCGCGCTCGGCGATGGATCAGATCCTCGGGCCCACGGCCGGCAAGATTGGCGGCATCCTGTCGGTGGCGTCGGCGGCATCCAAGCCGTCGGAGTGGAGCGAGAGCGACAGCAAGGCTATCCGCAGGTTAGTTGCAGCGCAGAACATTTTCTATTTAAGGCGCGTGTTTGATCAGATAGAATCGTCCGGGAACGAAGCGTTTGGCATCCCCATGAAGGCAAAACCGCAATGAAGCGAAAGCTCCGCAGCCTGATCCTCGCCGTTGCCCTGTCCGCCGGGCTCGCGCCCGCCTTTGCCCAGGCGCCGCCTCCGGTGCCCGCGCTTCCCGATACCGAGCGCCGCACCTCCTATGTCATCTCCGCCTCGACCTGCGCCTGCAACGTTAACTTCCAGCTTTACGGCGACAGTACCGACGTCGCCAACTGGCTGAAAGTCTACATCAACGGCGTCGAGGTCCCGCAATCCGGCAACTGGAACATCACCTCGCCGTCGGGGTCGATTTCCACGCTGCCGCGCCCGATTACGGATGCGGTACTGACCTTCACCACGGCGCGCACCGGGACCGTGCAAATCGTCGGAGCTCAGCGCCCGCGGCGATTGTCCGAATATGCCGAGAACCGCGGCGTCGCGGCACGCGATCTCAACCAGGCCATTAACGCGATCGAGGCCCAGCTTCGCGAGATGTGGGACCGCCAGTTCCGCACCGTGCAGGCGCCTCCCGGCGAAACGCTGAGCTTGCTGGCGCCGCTGGCCAGTCGCGCCAGTATGGGGGCATGCTTCGACAGCGGCGGCAACCTGACGAGTTGCGTATCGGTGCCGAGTTCGACCTTCGCGGCTGGAAACGGCATTACGTTTACCGGCGTCAACCCCACCACCATTGCTGCAAATCTGTCGGCCGTTTCGCCGATCGTAATCTCGGGCACCAACCCGATCCAGTTTTCCTGCCCGACATGCGGCGGCGTTACGGGAACGGGCACGCCGACCGCGGGCGACCTGGCGATCTTTCCCACCGCGGCCACCACGCCGATCTCCAGCCCCGGCTACAATGTCACTCAGGTTCCCGGCCTTCTTCCAACGACCTCCACGGTTCTCATCAGCAATGGTTCACCGGGGATCATTACTTGGGCCGCTCATGGCCTAACCGCCATGACGCCTGTGTTCTTTTGCAACTCAGGCGGGGCGCTCCCGACCGGGCTAACTGCGTGTTTACCGGTCGCTGGCGCCGTTTCACCGAACACCTACAGCCAGAATCCAACCCTGTATTACGTCTGCTCAGGGGCTCAGCTTCTCACCAACAGCTTCGCTGTAGCAACCACCGTTGCCAATGCGAAGACCGGAACCTGCGTCAACACCTCGTCTGCCGGGTCCGGGACTCATACAGCGTTCGCCAATGCTATGGCCTGCGCCGGTTGCGTCGGTGAATTCATTTACAAGCGCGTGGGGACCACAACTACCGGTCTGACTACCGGGACCGATTTCAACTGGGGCAACATCAGCGTACCACAGGGCATCTGGGTAGTCGGCGGCTCCGCCGAAGTATTTGGCCAGATCGGTGCTACGACTTTCACTCATATGCACGCCTCGATCAACTACGGCATCGGAACGAGCATATCGAGTGCCCCCTATAACGGCACGACCGCCGCACACATAACCAGCAACAATTCGAATGGGTGGATATTCACTCACAATCCGGAGCAGGTGTTCTTCACTACGACCACGCAATTGAACGGCACCATGCAGGTGGACTTCACCGGCGGCACGGCTGGCGGAAACGGCACGATCTGGGCTCGCAGGATCAAATAACGCCGGATCCCGGCGCTACCGAAAGAAGTGAACTGCCCCGGTAACCTCACCGAGGACAATCAGAACGCCGGCGATCGCGACAAGGCAGCCCGTCGATATCAGCCAGCACCTGACCGACGCCCTTTGAGTGCGTTGCGACAATGCCACACCCTGCCAAGGTTCCTCCGAAACGGGAGCATTTGGCATGAGCATCACTACCGACACCAAAACCATGACGACGGTTGCGCAGGTTGACGTCCAGTCGGCGTGGCTGAGCAGGATCAACTGGACACAGGCCGTTGCCGTCACCGCATCGCTGCTCGTGTTCATGACCGGCGGCAAGATTGATATCCCCGTGGAAACCCAAGTCGCGCTCGTCACCGCGATCCAGGCGGTCTCGGGCGTCGTTACCTGGGTGCTGAAGACCTTCTTCACCAAGACGATCACGCCCTCGGTCGCAGCGGCCCCCGAAATTCCGACCCAGGATGTCATGAAATGAAACGGATCATCCTCGTCCTCGCGATATCGCTGTATGTCGGCGGGTGTGCGCAACTTCAAACGCTGCAAAGCCTCGCCCACTTTTCCACGGCGACCATCAACAATCCGGTGACGAAGGAAATGGAGGCGCAGATCGAGCTCGGGTTCGATGCCGCGATCCAGATCCTGCTTTCCTATCGGCGCGCGTGCATAGCCGGAAATGCCGACGTCAACTGCCGCCAGAACATCGAAATCATCCAGCCATACACAAGGCAGGCAAAGCCGCTGATCGCGCAGCTTCGATCGTTCGTCGACAACAATGACCAAGTGAATGCCGTGGTGGCCTACAACCAGTTGTTGGGGCTGTACGGGAACTTGAAAGCATCCGCTGCGGCGGTCGGTATGAACGTCGGGAGCCTGCCATGAAGATCAACGCTCAGGAAATTCTCGCCTTGCTCGCCAAGGGCCTGTCGGCGCTGCCCTCCTTGATAGAGGGCGGAACGAATGTGATCGACCGCATCAATCAGATGAAAAAGCTGGCCGAGGATGCCAAAGCCGGCACCGTCACCAAGGCTCAAATCGATGCTATCCGAGCGCAGACGGATCGTGATCTCGACGAGTTCAACGCACCACTTCCGCCGAAAACAGCATGACGACGTGTAGCGCGTAAAGAGCGGACCCATAGCCCTGCGCGAACAGAGCTACAGGCCCTGACCACGAACAACCCGGATGAGGGGTCGATCAATGGCTGCCAGATATTCAATCACAGGTTCTGGAACTTATGATGTTCAAAATTGCTCATACTGGGACGCAATATGACGTCTCGAGGAGAGCCCCCAGTGGACGAGGAAACCGCTGCTGCCGACCAGCACTGGCATGTCACGCGCGGCATCCCGGTAGCCTTTATCATAACCATGGCCGTGATGTTCATTACTCAGACGGCTACCGCAGCATGGTTCGCGAGTGCCATGTCCTTCCGGGTCGAGGCTATCGAGCGCGCGCAGATACAGGCCGCCCCGCAGGGCGAGCGCCTGACACGCGTCGAGGAGAAGCTGGTTGCGGTGAACACGGGCATCGCGGATATCAAGGCGCTGTTGCAGAGTCCGGGGAAGCCGCAGCGCTAGGGCCGCGCTGATGGCCGATCAAGAACGCAGGGTCGTCGTAACGGACCCAGACCCGACCGAGGCCGTCAAAGAGGCCCTGACGCTGGCGATTAAGAACCTCGACGACAAACAATCTCAGCGGCATGAGGCGAGCGACAAGGCGGTAGAGTTGGCCAGAGAAGAGGTCAAGACAGCTGCCCGCGATCTAGCCAAGGCTAACGCTGATGCTCTGGACGCCGCATTGAAAACGACGAGCGCGGCCGCGTCCAAGTTGGCCGAGAGCTTCGAGACCGCCAACAAGGCGACCAACGAGAAGATCGATCGGCTGACGGAGCGCATCAATATCTGGACCGGCCGCGACGTTGGCGTGGGAGCCAGCAAGCAAGAGCGCACGACCGACAAGGGCCAGTCGCTAACGATCATCACAATCCTTATTGCGGCAGCAGCACTCGCGATTGCTTTGATGGGACACTACAAACCCTAAAGGAGAGAGGCCATGAGCGCGAATATTTGGTTTTGGCTCATATATGTTTTGGTCTTGGTTTTCGGCACATGGGGAATGAATCCGTGGCGGCCCGCTCCCTATTCGTGGGGGCCGTTTGGGGGCTGGTTTATCACCTTCCTCCTCGTGGGCATCCTCGGCCTGCGCGTGTTCGGGAGCCCAATTCACTAGCGCGGATGAGGGGTCGGACGTTCCCTCGCTGCCCGCTGCTGAACCGTTTAACCCACGCGTCTGCAAAGGATGCTGACATGCCTATCCACATCCACCATCACCACTCCTTCGAGGCGCGTTGCGAGGTCATGCGACGCCTGGAAGTCCTAGACCGAAAAATTGACCTCGTTCTGCGCAAGGAAGACATCATCATGTCCATGGAAACCGACGCCCTCGACCAGGCCGAAGCTGCCGCTGCTGCAAACTCCGCCGCGGACGATTCCGCCGAAAAACTTCTGATCACGCTGTCTGAAATGGTGGCCGATCTGAAGACCCACACGACCGATCCGCAAGTTGCTGCGCGGATCACGGCACTTGCCACAGCGATCAGCGATCGGGCGGCAAAGCTCGGTGCGGCTGTCGTCGCCGGTACGCCGGCCGCCTGACAGGCTTAAACCGGAGTGCGTTGCGGCGGGTTCCCCGACCCGCCCCAATGCCGGTCAGATCACGAGGATCCCGCCATGACCCGCCTTATCGCTGCCTGCCTGCTGCTGATCCTTTCGACCGTGGCGGCTTCGGCTGCCACCTGCGTCGTCACTGAATTCTCGCTATTTGCGCCCGGCGGCGTGCAGGTAGCGAAGATGCCGCCGCTGGTGACGCCGCAGAACATCACGGTGACCGGCACCTCGGCGCAATCGGCGACCTTCAGCGGCGACACCAAGATGATCCGCGCCTGGTGCGACACGCAATCCGCGATCGAGATCGGCACTAACCCAACCGCATCGGCGACCGTGAGCACGCCGCTTTCCGCCGGCCTCGCCGAATACTTCAACGTCGATCCGGCGGGCCAGAAAGCGGCCTTCATCCTGCGGCCGTGACCATGGCCCGCAAACTCATCCCGATCCTGATCTTCCTGCTGATGTTGGCGAGCATCTACGCCGCGCACGCGATCGGCGTCGGCGGGGAGGGGCTACGGTTCGGCCGGGTGGGCGCGACCGCGGGCAAGGCTACGGCGGTCGCACCACAGCCGACCGGCGACATCCTGATGGTCGATGGAACATCTCTCATTCTTCAAACGGATGGCACGAGTTTTGTGTGTCGTGCGGGAGGCTGCTGAAATGAAACGACGTCTTCTTGGCTCGCTGATTGTAGCGGCACTCCTCTTCCTGGCTCCGGCGGCGCAGGCGGCCAATAGCACGGTCTCGGCGATGACCGCGGCCAGCGCCCTTGGCGGAACCGAACTCTACTACGTCGTGCAAGGCGGCGCGGATCGCAAGGCGACCCCGCTGCAGCAAGCGGCTTATGCCTACGGCCTGATGTCCGGGGACGCTACGGCGACCGGCGGCGGTGCCTTGACGCTTGCCACGGTGAACGCCAACGTCGGAAGCTTCGGCAGCGCCACGAACTGCGTCACCCTGACTGTCAACGCTAAGGGTTTGATCACAGCCGCCTCGCAGGCCGCCTGCGCTCCGCCATTCTCTGCTGTGACCGGCCGGGCCACGCTCGCGCAGGTACCGCAAGGCATCGCCAACTCGATCTGGATCAATCCGACCGGATCGACGGCGGACATGCAGAACTTGGCTGTGCCTGCTTGCGCCAATGACGGCTCGCATGCGCTGGTGTACGTGAATGCTTCCGGACTGGCATGCGCAACTATCACGGCGGGCAGCACTCCTAGCGCCGTTCCATCCGACCAGACTGGTACCAACTACGCATTCCAAGGCACCGATCTCACCAAAATCATCTATCTGTCGAATGCGGCCAACCAGGTCCCAACGATCGCGCAGGCCGGCACCGGCAGCTTCACGAACGGCTGGTACACGACTGCCTGCAACATTGGCGCGGGCACGCAGACGATCACGCCGACGACGTCGACCATCGGCGGCGCTGCCACCTACGTCCTGCCGGCGGGCTCCGCTGCGGCTCCGAAGTGCATCGGCATCGCATCGGATGGAACGAATTACAGGATCGTTCCCGACTACTTCCGGTTCGGGGCCAACGTCGAAACGGCTGCAGGGCTCGCACTGTCGGCGGCCGGCGGCCTGACGACCACAGTCGCCAGCGGGACATCGGCGCTCGGCACGGGCGCGATCACCTCCGCATCGTGCGCTACGGTAGTCACCACGGCCGCGACGAACACAGCGACCACCGACGTTATTTCGTGGGGTTTTAATGGTGATCCAACCGGCGTGACGGGCTACACCCCAGTGACGACCGGTGCGCTGACCATCTTCGCCTATCCGTCAGCCAACAACGTGAACTTCAAGGTTTGCAACCTCACAAGTGCTAGCATCACCCCCGGAGCGATTACCCTTAACTGGCGAGTGGCACGATAATGAAGCGCATCGGACTTGCTCTAGCGTTCATCGTAGCGCTTACCGGCGCTGCATTTGCACAAGGCGGGATGCAGCCAGGACCGGGGACGCCCGCTTCGGCAGGCGGGGGCGGAGGCGTAGCGTTCGATGCCGCGGCCAGCGCCCAGCGATCGGGAGGCGCCGGGAGCCTATCATGGACGCACACGCCTGTAGGAACGCCCACCGGCGTGGCAGTCGGGTTAACGAACTTCAACTCAAACTGCACGATTTCGACGGTAACGTATGGTGGGACCAGTATGGGAGCGGCTGCACAATCAGCCGTATTTGGTTCTGGGAACCAGAATGACGTCCGCTTGTATGTGTTAGCCGCCCCGTCTTCCGGCGCGCAGACAGTCTCCATCAACTTCTCTTCCGGCTCCTCATGTTTCGTTGCGGGAGGGTCCATCACGGTGACGGGCGGAAACACGACAACCGCTGCCCGCGCTTCCAACAAAGCAGCCGGCACCAGCACCACCCCGGCGGTATCGGTCACCAGCGTTTCTGGCGATCTGGTTATCGACATCGCGGCCACTGCGGATAATAACATCACGCTCACGGGGGCGGGCGGTGGACAGACCATCCAGGTAGCGAACAAGGCCGGAGGCGGCAATAGATTGTCAATGTCAACGATAACTGCAACCGGCGCGACCACCAATCTTTCATGGACCATTGCGTCGAGCAATGCGTGGGCAAATCAAGCGGCTTCATTCCAGCCATGAGAATTTGGAATTTCATAGCAGCCGTACTGGTACTGTTTGGACTGGCGGCGCCAGCACACGGGTATGCACTTCCCGTGCCGTTCGAAAAGATCGGAAACCTTGACAACGCCATCCATCAGGCGGCGCTCGGAACTGTAGGTGGTCGTTCGGTAACTGCGCTGCCTCAGATCACTTGCAACCTCGTTACTGGCGTCGCAAGCGTTGCCGGTCCTTGCACATCGACCACGACGTGCAACGGGAACAAGATCAGCGCGACGATAACGATCAGTACACCGCCGCCGTTTAGTCCTTTGGTGACGGTGTTCTCCAACCAATTTGGCAGCGGAGATATCGGAAAGGCAATTTCCATCCCGCTTGTTGCAAGCGGCGGCAGCACCTTCAACTCCACAATCAGCGCGGTCAGCGCGTTCAATGGAACTAGCCAAACCGTTACGCTGTCAAGCAACACTGGGACACAGGTAACGTCACAGTCGGTTACGGTCACCTATGGCAGCGACGATCGTCCAGCCTTTGACGCCTTCAACAACTGGGCGCGAGCAAATCAGGGGAGCAATCAGGTCGTACTGACCATTCCAAACGGGTCCAATTGCTGGTTTGGCACAGGCACATTCAACTATGTGAACACCTTCAATGCATGGACTGCAGGTATCAAGAACCTGATTGTTGAAGGGACCGGAGCGACCCTAGACACAGTCGGCGGCGTTGATATGACGCTCGGCTCTCCGGGCATTTGCACCTCCGGGCTGGCTACCGCAAATGGATGCTCCGCTCGCATCCAGACTGTGAATCCTGGAGACGGGACAGTCACACTGACCGCCGCTTCTCTGGCCGCCGGCTATGTAAGCCGGTTTCCTGTGGGCCAGTGGATCATGGTTGGCGGCTTGGATATTCAGGGCCTCTTTCTGTCGCCCTTCGGAGACCCGCCGAACAATAATTATTTTGAGTGGCGGCAAGTCACGGCCGTGAATGCTGGAACGGGCGTCGTCACCCTTGATCGCCCGCTGACTAAAACATTCCAGAGCAACTGGCCAAACTTTAACGCCGGCAACGTCTCCCAGCAAGACCAAGGTGGTGCAGCCACCATCTGGGCGCTAGGAAATTCCGGCGTCGGCGGCACGCAAAACGCATGGAATACCACGCAAGAATTCCGCGGCATGACGATCAATTCCAACGGCCAAATCTTGAGCCGTGGCCGCTCCATGACCTTCCGCAACATAACGTTCGGGAACAGTCAAAGCGCTATTCCAAGCCAGAACGAAAGCTGGAGCGCCTACAATTCAACATTTTTGTTCCAAGAGATAGAGGTAGATAAGCTCATCGGCACATTGCTTATGGACGGCATAACTATTCCCAAGATCACTTTCCAAAGTTCATCAACCGACCTGTTCATCCTTCGAAATTCCACAATCACGAATCGGCTCGACGGTGGCGCAAAACGCACCGAGATCAGCGACAGCACTCTGAATATTTGGGGGCCAGGACTTTTCGCCTATGGCAACACTGCTGGCGCATCGATCTGCACGCGCTGCATCATAACGACACAAATCGATCCATACTTCGCCTCCAACTACACGCTGGCTTATAATCCGCTGCCTTACACAATGAGCGGTGGCCTTCTCGTCGCGCCATTGTCCGTATCCGGAGCGCAAGGCCCGCTCGTCCCGGGAACTGGCTTTTTCTATGCGGTGACGGGCTACGCGACGATCGGCCGGGCTGAAATTACGACTGTAACCGGAGACAGCTGGCCCGCTGTGGACGATCAAACCGCTACGACTAACGTTACATCCACCAATGGTTCCAGCTCGATAACGGTTTCGACGGCGCCTTTTGTCTCGGGTGACGTCGGCAAGGTCATCATCATTCCTGGAGCGAGAAACTCGGGCGGCCCAGCTGACTTGCGAACGTATATCAGGAGCGTATCCGGGTCTGGTCCACAGACGATCGTCGTTGGCGATAACGCGACGCGATCACAAAGCGCGGTGTCGCAGACAGTTCAGTGGGGAACCGCAAATACCTATGCGCAGACGACTGCTGCCGGAGGTCTCCCCGATACAAGTTCTTTGTCTGCGAACCCGCTTTCGCTTTCCATGAAGGGTTCGCCCAACTTCACTTGTGACACATGTACAAGCTCTATTGATCCCAACGTGTTTGGAATGAGCGTGCAAGCTGGCGCGACGCCGGGTGCGCCATTAGCGTCTTACATCAAAAGAACTTTCACCCCCTCGTCAGTTGCGGCTATCGGATCGATGCCATCGCGTGGGAAGCTTGTCACTCTTACTATTGACGTCACGCAGCCGTTTGTCGGGACCGGCGCTCCGTTCCTTAATCCGACTGGTCAGTTCCACAACTTTACGATTAAACAATCCAACTACACTCAGTGGGACTGGTTTCCAACGATAAATCTGAAGCAGGCGGGAACGCGCGTCATTACGCCTAGCGGCGTAACTTGCAATGGCTCGCCGGGTGCTTGTGCTGGCGACACCATTAACAGCACTAACGGCTTCCCGCCGGAGGCGGTTTGGGTTACCGCCAATATCGATCCATGGACCGCTGGAAATTTTACCGGGCTAACGACAGCCCCGACCTTCACAATCACGATGCAGACGGATCAATCTCCTTGATCTCGTTGTAGATATCACTGTAGTTGACGTGATGCTCCCGACCGCACGAACACGTTATCAGGTCAATATTGTTACCAATCTTCTCACTCCTGATCTTGTGCCAGGGAGCGTTCAGGCACCACCAGAGCTGGATTGCTTGAATGACTGTCATCCCCCACCACTACCCCACGTAGACCCCTCCATCAAGCGTCTGTTGGGATCATTGGCCAACTGCGAAACAGTGAAACGGCCCGCCGGGACGGCTTACGTGAACCCCAAACCTCGTACCTAGACTGCGGGTCCGGCGCAGTCGTGAGGGGTCAACCGATTTCTGCTCAAGTCCGCGAGGGCGGCGGGGCGAGCCCATCGCGCACAAGAGGTTCATTCGAGTTCGTCAGAGCATTTTGTGCCCGGTCATAGTACCAGTTATGCCGTGGCGGCTTGAACGTCATAGCTTCTCGCTGGATGTCCTCTAGAGCCGCGCGTAGCCGTTCGATCTCGGCCTGCTGTTCCCTAGCAAAGTCTACATGAACGCACTGGAAATCGTCTCCAGTGCCGGAGACGGCCCACATAACCTCATCATCAAAATTGCTCATTTTGCCCTCGTGGTCATCGGTCAAGTCCGCTCATTAGGATCAGGTGGCGGCGCAGGGATCTGTTCCCGCAGGTCCCTGATCTCCTCAACTGCATCGCGCAATAAGCTGTTGAGATAGTCCCTGTATTCTGGGTGGTTGACGAACAGGCCGCGGATATCGTCCTTGATCGCCTTGGCGGCGCTCAAAAGGCGATCTTCCATATCTTGCTCATCCATTGTCACGCACTCCATTCGTGACTGGCAGATCAGGGAGGCTTGCGAAAGCCTTGATCACGTCTTCCCTGGACGGCTTGTCTTCCTCGCGGTGGGCGCCGACGACTATTTCCCGACCACCCTCTACCTCGTAGAGGTCCAGGTACATGCCTGCTCCAGTGCCGGAGCCATACCACTTTAGCTTCATTTGCAGTTTCCCTCCTACTGAAGCAGGAAATAGACAGCGACTGCCAGGCCTAGACCTAGACCTAGACCTAGCAGCCACCATCCAGCGAAATACTGGCGAACCAGCCATTCTGAAAAGTAAGGCTTAAACATTGGGTCGGTCTCCTTTTTGCCACTCCGTCACAGCACTTTGTCGAGCTGAGACAGGATCGATTCCCATTTCTCTCGATTGTCATATTCCGACGTCACGTCGCCCCCGGCCGTTGTGTATTGGATCGTGAACTTCGCCTGCCGCTCCTGCACCCACGACTGAACGCTGTAGACCGGGCGTTGCAGATGGAGATGCAAGACGCCGCCGAAGCGGATTTTGATGCTCTCATAGTTGACGATGACTTCCGGGGTCATTTGCTTTCTCGCGGATTCCTTGCCGCCACTACGAAACACCTAGCCGGTCTGGAAGGGGTTCAGGCTTCGCAGCGCGCGGTCTGCCTGCTCGGCGGCAACCCTCGCCAAAGCCAGCTCGACGAACGCCTTCTTGCGCTCCTCATAGTCGGTGGGGGTGTTCATCATTTCCAGCATCTTTACGCGCTCACGCTTCTCAAAAGCTTCTGCCGCCAAATCTGCAACTCCAGGCATTTTCGTCTCCTTGCCTGACCGTCAGAACGGTATGTGGTCGCACTGCTGCCCTGGGTGGATCATTTGGCCGCAATCAGGGCACTCCACGTCGTTGGGATAAAGCGCTCGGTATTCGAGGTCCGATCCCTTGCGTTGCATCCAAGTACCGAGGTGAAAGCGCAGCCAATCGAGGATGCTGGCAGTATCACCTTGCCTCGCCGGGTGGGGTATGTAGGGCATCGTTCTCTCCTGTTTCGGATAGCCGGCCTGATTGCTAGGCTGGCCCATCGGGCAGGCCTAGTTCACGAGCAATTTCGGCGGCTATCCGCAAATCTCGGATGGGCACATCTAGCGCGTCATCAGCGCGTCGCTCGGCGCAATCATTGACTTGGTAATACCAAGCGAGTTGCTGGATAAGCGCGTTGATTTTGCATTCAAGTGGGTGGCGCGGAGACGGTATGGGGTCCGGCGGCCACTTTGAGGTCATCGTCTTAATCATGAATTCTCTCCGTTTCGGTCTGTTTGAAACTCTGGGCTACTCGGCGGCGACCGAAGGGCCGGGCAGGGGCGAGTGTTTTGGCTTGGCTGCCTGCTTGGCGCGGATCAGGTCGATCTTCGCCCAGACCCTTGCGAGTTCGAGCTCGCCGGCATGGTCCAAGTTCATATCGTGGCAGCTTGCCAGCGCGGAGAGGGTGAGCATGGTGCCTCCGAGCTCCTGCATGGGCTCGCCTACGGGGTGCCCGAAGACGTAATCGACAAGCTGGTGCGCTTCTGACTGGGTGCAGCCGAGCGACTGGACGAGCTCCAGCGCTTCTTCCAGGAAGCGGTGATTGCGCTCGGTGCCATCCCGGCAAACCTCCATTGAGAAGCACTCCATAAGCCAAGCGAGAACGCGGCGTTGAAATGGTGGCGGGTCGTACATCTTCGCTCTCCATAAGACGCCTGATGCGTCGGTTGCTCTTTCGGATAGCGGACGGATCGGTAAGAAAACTGAATGTCTAGAATGGGTTAGAATTTCAGCCCAATTTCCTAGGCACTCCGGGCCTCGTCAATTCCGCCCTAAATTCAATAACTTACAAATCCGTCCGCGATCCGTCCGCTATTCACGTTTTAGGTTTGTTTCTGTGCTCGGCGCGGATGGCCATGACGTCCGCAGCAGCCTTCGCATCGCCCCGGGAATAGTTCTGGGTTTGCGAGATATTGCTGTGGGTGGCGGCCTTCCTGACCTTCTCCATATCGGCGCCAGCATCGGCCGCTTCCGTGATCGCGCCGCTCCTGGAGTCCATGTTTTTGACGTCCTTCGGCACGCCGGCTGCGGCCGCCACTTTGCGCCACTTCCTGCGGAACTCTCCACTATAATAGGGCCAAGCGTTGACCTCGCACAGAATGACCGGACCCGACGCGGGCATGGCGGCGCGGTCGGTAGATTTGAACATGATCTGAAACTCCTCCATGACCATCGGGGCTAGCTTCAGGTCGATCTCGATCTTCTTGTTCCGCTTGCTGGTGACGTGGCGCAAGATCAGGTTTTCGTCGATCCGCTCCCACCGCAGGCCGGTGATCCACTTCTTGGTCGTCTTCTTGTCCTTGAATTTCTTCGTCTGGATGACGTCCGACACGCCGGGTTCCTTGACGGGAACCCACTCGCCGATGACGTCCTTTTGCCGCAGGGTGCACTCGAACTGGATGGCTTGGGCGAGGGCAATGAACGGCCAGCCGCGCTCATGGGCATGGTGCCGAACAGCTATCGCCTGCTCGGCCGATAGGGCGACCTCCCGCGGCTTCGTCCCCTTGTAGCTTTGGCTTGATAGGGTGGAGGCGAGGCGGGCGCATTCCCTATCGTCCAGCAGGCCGGCACCAAATCGAAACAGGGTGCGTAGGGTCGCCACAAAGGCGCCGCCAGCGGATGCCTTCTGGCCGTTGTCGCTCCACTCATTATACCAGGAGAGGATCATCCGACCCGTGATGTCGGAAATCATGACGTCGCCGAACCGCTTGTCGATCCGCCTCAACAGCGCCGCCTTGCCCTGCCGTGCCCCATAGCGCTTCTTATGAAACGCTGAATCCGGGTCGGTCTGGTACTTGCTGATCAGGTTGTGCAGGGTGACGAGCGGGGCCGGGCCGCCTTCCCCGTGCTCATGCCCCCAAATGAGCATTACCGACTGAAGTTCTCGACACTGAGCCGCGATTTCCAGCCCGTCAATTTCGTCGAGTTCGGCACCCTCCCAAAGCTGCTTGGCGCCTGGGGCGTAGCCCTTCTTCACTAGATCGCTGCGGGCCTGCCAATAGGCAACCCAAATCTTTTTGCGCGTTCGTTCTCGCCAGACCAGTCCGGGCGCGTCTTCGACCTTCGGAGGGTTGCTCATGCTGTCCTCAATTCGGCCAATGCAGCCTTTGCCTTTTGCTTTCCCACCGCGGTCAGTCGATACAGCCGCTTGCGCGGCCTGCCGGCTTCGCTCGGGTCGATCTCCTCCCACTCACTCTCTAGCCATCCGGCAGCTTCTAGCCGGTACAAAATCGGGTACATTGTTCCCGACATAATTTTCAGTTCCTTATAGATTTCCGCTCCCGATTTCTGCTTGCGAAGATCGCGCAGGAAGAGGGTTAGAATTCTCAGGCTCGGCTGTGTCAATCGCATCTCTTTCATGAACCCTATATAGGGCTATGTAGAGATAGAGTCAATCATCCCGAGGTCTGTCAACAGGAATAAGTCCGTTGCGCTTGTCGAGCCATGCCTTGACCGCAGGCCAATACCGCCTGTCTGCGAAAAGCGGCTGTTTCCGTGGAAAACCGTACTTGGATTCCAGCCCCGGCAGGATCTTGCGCATGTGCTTCTCCGGCACACCGAGGCGACGGATCAGCTCGGCATCACTCAGGTAGAGTTTGCCCTGTTCGCGCTCGATCGTCTCGGGGGCCGGGGAGGTCACGTCTCGCCCCCAGGAGGGCGGAAAGATTCGATAAATGCCAATGCCTTCTCGCCGGAGCCGGGCTCTAGCCCCAGCAACGAGTAGAGAAGGTCTATTGCCTGATCCCGCTCGGCAATTGCCACGCTAATCTCTTGGCAGGCGTGCTGGTGCTCAAGTCGCAATCCCTCGATTTCATCGGCCGCCTCCTCGCGGCAAAAGAACCCGGCCCGCAACCTTTCCACAATGTCACCCATATTCGCCCTCGCTGCGTTATGTTTTCGACGCTGCCATGATCGCTTGGCGGCGCCAGATCGCCTCATATGCGCTCGCATAGCCGCGCTCTTGTTCATTTGCTCTTTCGATCTTTCGTCATATCCGAGGCTGCAATTCAGTCGGAATGTCTGGGATCAGGAACGTGGGATCTTTCCGGCCCGACTCCATAGCGGAAAGTTCGGCGGCCCCGATTCCAAGACGCTTGGAACACTCAGCGATGCTCTCCCACTGAGCTACGCGCCAAGTTCTATGGGCGCCGCCGATCTTCATCCACCGTTCCATGTCTGCATCCACATGGCCGCTTCCCATGCAGCGAGGGCACCGGAGTTCGGCCGGCCCGGAATAATTGGGGCCATCGACCAACGCGAAAATCTTCCCCTTAGTTTTGCAATCCGGGCAGGCACTCATGTTCGGTCTCCAGAAGAGTTCGCAATTTCGTAAAGCGTGTTTTCTGCCAGATCCAACCCCTCTTGAGCTTGAATGCGACCTTCGATATCGCGCGGTTCGGGCCTGATTTCGGGGTATCGAGCAGCGCTCCAAAATACAATTGCGGCCCGTAGGCGCTTGATCTCTGCAACCGCATCATCCGCGACATTGGCTGCAATCCCGGCGCCTGCCGCGTCGAAAGACAGGCGGGCTAGGCGCAAGCTCTCTTCTTCCAGGCGCTCAATGATGTCGGTCATGTTTCCAGACTTTCGGTTTCCGTCGCAATTGTCGCAACTATCGGGGAACCCGGCCTTGGCGCAGGTGCAATCGCCCTTGGCCCGCCTGATCAGGATATCCAGGTAGCCGGCGACACCCCTCGCAAACTCATATGGATAGTCATCGCCGCCGCTGGCGTTGCGGCGCAAATCAAGAGCGTACTGTTTGATGAGGACGGAGAGGTCTTCACTCATGTTTCGCTCTTATGGTTTCCGGAAGACACCGCGTATGAGTGCCGATCAAGGCAGACGCATTCGAGGTTAACTGCGTT